CTCGCCGACTCCTTCATGGACAAAGGGTTTCTTCATACGCTTCGCAGTCGGTCGCCCGAGTTTTTCAAGAAATTAATTTCCGCATTTATCGAGACCTACTCAAGAATAATTCGCGCCTTTCGCGGTAAGTTTAAGGGGAGAACGCAGCCCGAGTGGTTCAAGAGTGTTGTTGCTATGAGGGACCGGATGGCGCGACTGATCCGCGATATTTATGTATCCGAGCATCAACAGGCGTCGGAGTCGGCGAGTAGAAAAATTATTGATGCCTTTATAGACGCCGTTAACAAGGACATGAAAGATAAGGGCGTCGTACCATCCCATGAGGGCGGCCCTGCCGAGGGTGCCTTAAAACCAGGGGAAGCGCAGTTTGCGCGCAACCCGAACCAGGTGGACATCTTTGACAAGACGCTGCCGGGCGACCTTTTTCAGGCAAAAGAAAGCGCGGGGAAAAGCAGGCCGGTAACAGAGAAGCTCGCGGTTCCCCCGGCCCCACCGGTTCCCTCGGTACGCGCTGAGAGGGTTACTCGGGAACCGGCGCAGCCAAGCGGCATTACGGATTTCGGGGCGAAGATCGGGGGGGCGAAGAAAGACCTTTGGAAACAGCGCGGCCTGCAGGCAAGCGACATGACTTCCATGACGCAGCAGGAGAAGGAATCTTACGCCACCAAGGCCAATGTCTGGCCGGCAGCGGATTATGAGAAAATGGTCGCGGATGGAATGCGGCCCGAGATTGCCTACCTGGTGAAGAAAGCCAAGGATGCAATTTCTCTTAAACCCGAGATTCCCCGGAACGTTCCGGTTGAAGAGCGCCCCGCGAAATTAGAGCGGTACGTTACCGTGGTTTCCCGCCTTAAAGGCTACCTGGAAAGGGTGCGTTCCCTGGAGGACATCCGGGGCGTACAGCGCGAGGTTTTCCCGTCCGAGGGGTATCACTATACCAAACAGGCAAACGACGACGTATTGCTTCTTGGCGGGCGCGCGCTCTCAAAGGCGCTGCAGGCAGGACCCTATGAAATGGTCCGGGCCGAACGCTTTATCAAAGAGACCGGTTTCCCGGCCAAACAAGAAGCGTGGGAAAAACGCTTTGACATCCGCGAGAGCCCGGCAGGAATGACCATTTACGACAAGGGGCAGGAGCGCACCCTCACCGAGGGTGAATATTTTGTGACTAAAAAGGGCAGCCGATCAATTTTGTCTGACGGGTTTAAGACCCGGGAAGAGGCTGTTGCCTGGGCGCGCGAGAAGGCCACGGTTGAGCGTGGAGAGCAGATTAACCGCCCCTTCCGGGAAAACATCACGCGGACCGGCGAAAACTACCGCAAGGGTGCCAACATTGAAGGCAAGGATTTGATGTCGCAGTTCGGGTTCCGTGGCGGCGAGTTCGGCAATTGGACCAATGCCGGGGACCGCCAGCAGAGCCTTAACGAGGCCTACGATGGCCTGAAGGACATGGCCGATGTTCTGGGCATCCCGGACAAGGCGGTCTCTCTTAACGGCGAACTCGGCATTGCCTTTGGCGCGCGCGGATCCGGCAAGGCCCTTGCCCATTACGAACCATCCCGGATTGTCATAAATCTCACCAAGACCGGTGGTGCCGGCAGCCTGGCCCATGAGTGGGCGCACGCCATGGACGATTATTTCGGGCGCATGGCAAGCGGCGGACTCCCGGGACAATACCTTTCCGGCAGCGGCAAAATAGGCAAGGTCCGCCCGGAGATGGTCGAGGCCTATAAGAACGTGATGCGCACCATAGCCGAGAAGGCGGCCACGAAAGACGAGACCATCGCCCACGCAAAAACCCGATCCGTACAGTACGGAAAATATCTGAACAGTTGGCTTGAACCCATTCTTGAAAAAGGGACCCCCGACGAATACACGAACGACGTTATTTCAATGCTCCGGGACGAGAAGCCGAAGATGTTGAGCGGCGTTCGCGTTACCGCGGAAGAACTCTCCACGGCGCTCAAAAACCACCTGAAGGACAAATTTAATTACCGGGCCGAACCTGAACGGTTCAAGCAGATCGGCTGGAATGCTGACGCGGTTGAAAGGGCCAACGTCCAGATGGCCAAAGCAGAGGCCGGGGAGTTTTTGCTTTCCAACCAACCGACGAAGCTGATGAGGGGCTCGCTGCTGACGGACAAGGGCAAGGCCAAGGCGTATTGGTCCACCCCGCACGAACTCTTTGCCAGGGCCTTTGAAAGTTATGTTGAAGATCGCCTCAAAGACCAGGGGCAACAAAGCGATTACCTGGTCCATTCAACGGACGTGGGCGAGACCGAGGGATGGGGATCGGTTTATCCGCATGGTGAAGAGCGGGTGGCGATCGGCAAGGCATTTGATAAGTTCTTCGAAACCCTGCAGAGTAAGGAGACGGACAAGGGCGTCGCGATGTTCTCGCGTTCGCAGGAGCCCGCCCCTACTTTCTATTCGGCCCTCGCCCGGTCCATCGAGAACGCCCCGGCGAAGCTGGACAATCTGACCGGCGCGCAGTGGAAAGGATGGCTCGACAGCAATGCGCCGAAGCTCGGCGTGAAAGCGGATGAAATCGAATGGTCGGGGATTAAGGATTATCTGGCCCTTAAAGGCAAAGAGAAGATCACCAAGGCGGATGTTTCCAATTACCTGGCCCAGAACGGCGTGAAGGTACAGGAAGTGGAAAAAGGGCACGTTCTCAAGCAGTGGACAAAGGAGGGGAACGCCCTAGTATCGGATGACGGCTATCGGATAACCCCGTTCGGAGAAAAGTCCGCGCAATTAATTTTCCCTGACAAATCGGACGGCGTTTATTCCAGCATGGACGAGGCGAAAGAAGTGGCCGAAAGAACGCCGACAGGACCCAAATTTGAAAAGTATCAGCTTCCCGGAGGAGAGAATTACCGCGAGCTGTTATTGACCCTGCCCACAAAGGAAACGCGAATTCCGAATACGGTTTATCGCAAAAGCCAACCCACGAAAGAGAAGCTGATTCAACACATCGACTTTGACCCTATGATTGTGGACAGGAAGGGCAATCTTAAAAAGGGCCTGTATTACGGGCAGGACAAAAAAGGCGGGTGGAACGTATTTGAGGATACGATTGTCCGTAATGAACGCTTTCAAGCCGGTCATTTTGAAGAGAGCAATGTACTCGCTCATATTCGATTCAACGACCGGACCGATGCCGAAGGAAAAAGGGTGTTGTTCCTTGAAGAACTGCAGAGTGACTGGGCGCAAAAGGCGCGCAGAGAAGGATTTGTAAAGCCGAGACCAACACTGGAGAGGTTAGAAGAAATTAAGTCACGGCTGATTGAAATACAAAAGATTGCAAAACCCGCGGCGCACCGAGACAGCGGAGAATATCACGCCTTGGATGTTGAAGAAAGAATGCTACAGGATGAATTTAATGGGCGTGGCGGCGTCCCTGCTGCCCCGTTTGTTGGCGACACCAAAGCCTGGGTAGGGTTGGCGCTGAAACGCATGATCCGCTACGCCGCGGAGAACGGATACGACAAGGTGGCGTGGACCACGGGCGCGCAGCAGGTGGATCGCTACGATCTTTCAAAGCAGATCGGTTCAATAATGTGGGCGAAGCTTGCCGATGGAGATTACGGAATAAGCGCCTTTGGTTTGCGGGGCGCTGATATTCCCGGGTTACGAAACAAGAGAGTTGCCAAGAATGAACTTGCGGATACCATTGGGAAGGACCTGGCGGATAAAATCATAAACAGTCCCGACAACAAGGGAGATTTTAAAGGTATTGATCTGAAGGTCGGCGGCGAAGGCATGAACGCTTTCTACGACAACATCGTGCCGCAGGTGGCCAATGACATTTTGAAAAAGGTTGGCGGCGGCAAAGTTTCCGATACGCCCCTTGCCTTTGAAAATGCCAACTTTGATCAGGGCGATACCGAGGACGGTGGAATGCCACCCGAAGAAACCGTTCAGACAAAGGGTTTTGAAATCACCCCTGAAATGCGCGAAAAGGTAATGAGTGAAGGACTGCCCATGTTCTCCCGCTCCCTGGATGACGCCGTTGAACAAACCATCACGGCAAAAGACAAGGTGCCGGCAACGGACGATAATGTTACCATTCCGAAGAGCGTGAATGCCGAGGCCGAGCGGCGCATGAAAGAAGCCAAGGGAATACAACTGACCCCCTTTTACCAGAAGATCGGCCCGGCGATTACGCGCATGGCGCAGGCGTTTACCCGCCATTACCCGAACCTGGGGCCGGAAGATGCCAGGGTGGGCGATATTCTGAGGCAGTTCGAGGCGGTCCCGGAGTACGCGGAAGCCATTTCCATCAACGTGGTACATCAGATCGTCGGCAACCTGGGACCCCAGAAATACCGCCTGCTCACGCAATCCTTTATCTTGCCCGACCTGCTGAAAGACATCGATCGCGGCTTATTTGAGGGCAAAGACCAATTGCCGTTCGGGTACAAGGACCGCTCGGAAGTCCAGACCGACTTTGACAACACCATGAAGGCGGTCGCGGAAAACCCGGACGTGTCGGACGCCATGCGGCGCAGACAGGAGTTTAACCTTGCGCTGCGCAACGACCTGGTGAAGCACAAACTCCTCCCCGACTCCATCCTCGAAGATGACGCTTATTACCATCACCAGGTGCTTGAGAAGATCGCGGAGAAGGAGTTGTTCGGGAGGAAGACATCAGGCGGCGGGGATGCCAAGCTGCGCGCGGCAGGGTTTATGCGCGAGCGCATGGGTTCCGCGCTGGATTACAATACCGAGTACGTGGAGGCGGAGGGCGAGGTTATTTCCCAGGCGATCGAGAAGCTGGAAACCCTGCGCAAACTGCGGGAACTGCAGCCGCTTGTGGACATCTCCGAGACCTTGGCCGCGGAGGCCGCGAAAGAACACCGGTCCATGCAGATTCCCGAGGGATACACCGGATGGAGCCCAAAGCAGAACACCCCGTTCTACGCGGGGAAGACAATCCCAGAGAAGGTCATCGAGCAGCTCGTGAACCGGCAGCTCGACCAGGCGGTAACGGAGAACGACATCCGGGAGATTTTGGCGGCCGGAAAAGCCCCGCAGTGGGTTGTTAAGGACGGCGTGGCCCGGACCCTGGATGAGATCAAGGCCCCGTCATCCGGCAACGTGCTCGACAAGGGGGCGCAGATAATTCAGAGCAAATGGAAACAGTGGGTATTGATCAACCCTGTCCGGATCCTGAAATACAACATCAACAACATGTCCGGCGACGCCGATATTACCATGGCCTACCATCCGGCCATTTTCAAAGGGTTTCCGCAGGCCGCGGCGGACATGTGGCGCTTCCTCGTGAAGAAGGAGGCCCCCACCCCCGAGATACTGCACATGATCAAGAAGGGTATTATCGGTTCGGGATGGTCCACGCAGGAAGTGCCGGACATCAGCAAACTCGCCTTTTTCCGTGCCGTGACCGGCAAAGAAGGTGGAAAACTCAAGCGGTTTACGGTTGGCGCGGTTGGCAAATACTGGGACACAAGCAAAAACCTCACGGAATGGCGCGAGAGTATTCTGCGGGTGGCCGCGTACCGGTGGTTTAAACAACAGATGGACGCCGGCAACAAGCTTTACGGCGTATCAAAGGCTGACGAAATCAACGCCATCCCGGACGGTGACGACCGCGCCGCGAAACTCTCCCGTGAGCTGCTCGGTGATTACGGTAACATCAGCGAGGCCGGTGCGTGGATGCGCACCAGGGCGTATCCCTTCTGGTCATGGGTTGAAATCAACGCACCGCGCTACCTGCGCCTGCTGAAAAACGCCAGGTTGGAAGGTAATTCCGAGGCCGCGGCAGCCGGGAAAGTGGCCGGGATACTGGCCGGGAAACTGACGAAGAAGGCAGCGTTCAAGATTGCAAAGGTCGCAATCGCCGCGAACGTGCTTTTTGTGATGATTAATCTGTGGAACCATGTCTTTCATAAAAAGGAAGAGGAGGAGCTGGGGTCGCAGGGCACGAACCAGATGCACCTTATTCTTGGCCGGAATAAGCAAGGGCAGATTATTACGCTGCGCCTGCAGGGGGCGCTTTCCGACGTGCTAAATTGGGTTGATCTCCACGACTTTCCCCAGGACATATGGGAACTCGTGAACCATAAGAAAACAGCCAAGGACATGGCAAAAGAAGCGGGTATCAGTTTTCTATCGAAGCTGTACGGCGGCATCGGCCCCCAGTATAAGACGCCGGTGGAACTGATCACCAAATCAAAGGCCTACCCGAGCATCGACAAACTGAGCCCCATCCGCGACCGCATGGAATACCTGATGAGCGTTCTTTCGCTCGACAAACCTTACCGCATGTTGTCCGGAACGCCGTCGCGCGGCAACCTGGATGAAGCGGCCAATGTGGCGCTTTACACAACCGATCCCGGGGAAGCGGCCTATTACGACATCAAGGACGCAGCGCGGAAATTTCTGGAGAAGAAGAGCGACTACGAAGTCCCGGCCGTGAGTCCGTCTGACAAATCGAACGTGCTGTATTTCTACAAGAAAGCCGTGAAGTACGGTGACACCAAGGCGGCCCGGAAGTATTGGGACGAGTACAAGGCGCAGGGCGGCACGTATCAGACAATGAACCAGAGTGTAAAGAATATGAATCCACTGTCCGCGTTCAGCGGGCACAATTTCAAGTACCGCGCTGAATTTGTAAAGCAACTGACTCCCAGAGAGCGCGACGGACTGACGCGCGCCTCGGCGTGGTTTACGAAGTTGAAAGGTGAGACGAGGGAAGCGACGAAACCATAAGCCCCCCAAACCCCCCAAAGGGGGGCTTGAGGAAGGGGAAATTAAGAAGGAGAAAAGATGCCGGACATGGTAACAACGGGAGAGACAGCGGGAAAACTGATGGGAAATGGCACCCTGGCGGGCGGCCTCGGGGGGACCTTTGTTTGGTTGGTCAAGGAACTGATCGCCGTTATCCGTGGGAAGACTTATCCTACCAGACGGGAAGTTAAGAGGGCCATCGAAGAGTCTGAAGCGCGGGTGAAGGAAGCGGCGGGCGCTGCTGCAAAAGCATTGGAGGAAAAAACAGCGGAGGCGGCAAAGGAGATAAGGGAAAAAGCCGACGAGCAGGACATCAAGATTGGCATTCTGGAGCATCAGAAGGCGTGTTTGGCTGAACAGAAAGCGGACATGAAGGATTTTCAGGCGAAAATTGTAATGTCCTTTTCCGGCATTCAAGAGACGGTTTCTAAGATGCAGGAGAACCATACGGACAGCTTCAGGAGAATGCATACGCGGATTGATGAAGTGAAGAAGGAAATCATGGACATGGCGAAGGAGTTGGCGAAGAAGTGACTCACCCCCCTGCCCGGTCCGCTGCTGCGGCCCGTGGCGTCCCCCCTCTCTACGGGTAGAGAGGGGGGAAGAAAAGGCGAAAGATGGCAAAGATCAAACTGAGCGTTCTGCAGGATAAGTTTCTGTGGAGCATCGCCAAGTTGATATTCTACGCGCACGAAGCGGGGTATACCGTAACGCTGGGCCGGGGAAAGGTGACGCCGGAAGAGAATGCGGCGGAAGGGGGAATCCCTGACAGCCTGCACCTCATCGGGCTTGCACAGGACCTTAATTTCTATCTGAACGGCGTTTGGCTGACCCAGACGGAAGATTTGAGGATATTCGGGGATTGGTGGAAAATGCAGGGGGCGGATTACGCCTGGGGCGGTGATTTTGTTGTGAACGGCAAGGCAAAGCCGGATGGAAACCATTTCTCTTATGCCTATGGAGGGCACAAATGATCGACAAAAACAAACTCTGTATCGGCGATTACGCGCTGACCTCGGCCATGCACCCTTTCGCCCTGGCGGAACGCGCGAAGATTGCCGGGTGGCGGCATACGTTCGACCGGAAAATAGCGACCCATGCGGCGATCGTTTATTCGATCGATGGAAGCGAAGACCCGGCCTGCCTGTTTTTGGCCGAGATGGTGATACCGAGAATCCGCCGCGCTTCGTTTGAGGAGTATGAGCTGAACGGGTGGTTCGCGGGCGGCAAGATTATCATGATCCGGCGCAATCCGCTTTACGCGAGTCCGGATACCAGAAAGCGTCTCAACGACCGGATCCGCTACGACATCGAGCGCGGGGTGGAATACGACGAGAAGGGGCTGCTCGAATACATGTGGCCGAAGATTGAGGACCGCCCGGATGAATTCTACTGCTCGGAGTACCTGCGGCACCAGGCGCAGTTGGACGGCGGGGATATCATCCACCCGAAGTGGCGCAAGGAAGACGATATCCCGCCGTACGGCGTTCAGACGGCCACGAACTGTGAAACGACATGGTCAAAATTTTAATTGCCGCGGCGCTCTTCTTATGCGCCTGCACGCCTGATCCCGTGACCATGCGTGCGCGGAAAGAACAGACCATTGGCCGGCAGATTGTCGCGCACCCTGAAAAACGGGATAGTCTGAAAATGGAACTGGATAAAATCTGGGAGTTTTGAGTCGGGCAAAGAGAAAGGCCGGGGTCCGCGAGGGGGTCTAACCCACTTTAATCGGTCCCCGGCCTTCACCGGTTTTGGAGTTGCGCATAGGTCTCCTTAACAAATAAAATAAATTAACGGGTTCCGGATGTCAAGCCAAGTATGACAAAAGCTGTCATACCAACGGCAATACCATCTGTTCGGGTGGGTTCTTTTTCTTGGGATTACAATCATCACATAGAATGGTTTGCCTCCCTTTGCCCGTGCGGAAAAGGCCGTTCTTTCTGAAGACGTAAAACATTTTACCGCAGCCGCGGCAGGGGAAAGGTTTTATAGCCCCTCCGGAAAAGAGCGCAATTATTTTCCAGACCAGAGACCGTGTTTTAACATACCGTGCCATTTGAACCTCCTTTTATTGTACCATCCAATCGTCCTTGCCCAGGTGAAGGGTTTGGGCGGGTTTACCGATCTCGTTTAATTTGTCCTGCTCCGCGAGTTTTCTGAGGTGCTCGTTATACTGCGTCTTGTCCGTTGAGTAATCCTGAAACATGGGCGTCTGTGGCTGCGTGTATCCGGCCTCGTTGAGCGACGAGGCCATGAGGCAGAGCGCGCGGCAGAGGCCGTACCCGTCAGCCGGCGCTCCCTGTTTGATGTTCCATTCGGACATCTGGTACTGCAGGGAGCCGATGCGCTCGTCCAGGGCCAGGGCCTTTTTGAAGATCAGGCGGGCGATGAAAAGGATCGCGCCGCTTTCGTCGTAGTGCTCGTTCTCCCGGATGAAGATGCCGTATTTCATGTAGAGCGACTTCATGTCGCCGATCTTGTCCGCGAAGAAGGCCTTGTTGCCGAACCACTGGAAGTCCTTCAGGTTGTGGACCACGCCTTCGCTGATCTCCCGGATAAGCAGCGTCAGCGCCGGGATGGTGATTTCCGTCTGCGCGTTCTGAAAAACCCGCTCTCCCAGAATAAAGAGCTTCATTTTGACGCTGTGCCAGAGGCAGACGAGGACCGAGGTTTCCATGTTTCTCTCGGTCCAGACGGAGACCAGGGGAATTACGTTCTGCGAGAGCGCCCCCCATTTCGGTTTGATTTTGACGATGTAGTCCAGGTCCGTGGGGAAGAAATCCCAGACGGTCTTGGCGATCGCGCCGTTTGTAAAACAAAGGGTCAGGGCGTCGGCGTGGTCGGGTGAGGAACCGTGCCGCTTCTTGAAATTCTCCTTGGGTTCGATGCGCACCTTTTCGCGGCCATCAATGTCAACGAATTTGAACAGGCGGGAGGAAAGTTCCGCCACCATGTCCGGGTCATCGGGAAGCGAGATCTGACCCATGACGTTGCGCAATTCCCCCCACATGACACTCGGCACGTCGGCGTATTCGTCGTTGCCCGCGCCCGCGAAGTTGATGGCGATCGCCTCGATGTTGTCCTCTGTGTTCCGTTTGAGTTTATCGTAAGCGCCGGCACCGTAGCCGCCCGTGTTGTCGATCTTGATCCGGATCCGCTCCTTATAGAGCAGCGCGCCCCGGATCTCCCGGACCGTGTTGATGATGTGTTCGTAGATCTGGATCTCGTCGGTGCGGGAAAAGGTGCGGATGGGAAAGACCTTGAACCCCTTGCGCACAACAATGGTTGTAAGGTCGTTGCCGAAGCGGGCGCAGTCCACGCCGATTTCGATGGGGCCGTCTTTGACGTTCTCCCGGCCGATAGCCTCCTCTATGCTGGAGAGGGTAATAAAAGCGTCCGGGTTGCCGAGCGGCGGCAGGCCGCGTATGCGAACGCGGACGTAGTCGCTGTTCTCGCCCCACTTGGCAATATCGCGCTTTATCTTTTCCTTGTTGGTAAGGGGGCTTTGTTCCGCGTCAAAAGTCAGGAGCGCGCCGAAAGGGGGCACCCAGAGGTTTTTGTCCCGGTGGAAAGCGTCGTGCGCGTATCCCGTGACGACCGTGGGGTTGCCGGCAAAGACCAGTTTGTTGTCGCCCTGCGTCATGGAGCCGATGATAACATCCCAGATAATGGGGTCCATGATGCCGTAGGCCTCGTCGATGAGCCAGAGCATGTGGGGTGCATGCTGGCCCTGCATATTGTCGGGTTTATTTGAGGTCCGCGCCAGGGCGTAATGTTCGCCTCCGACCGCCTCGCCGTGCGTTTTGTGGCGCACTTCGGTCTTCATCCAGGTGAGATCGGCTTTGATGAGGGAGATACTTAACCAACGGCTGATGGCCATCCAGAGGACATCGTGGAGCTGGTGGCCCGTGGGGGCCGTGCAGGGAACCCGGCAAGGACTGGGGCGGGTGATCAAAAACCAGATGGCAATCCAGGCCTCAAAGGCGCTTTTGCCCGTGCCGTGGCCGCTCCGGATGCCGACCTTTTCGTACTTGGAGATCGCGTCGAGCGCCTGCTTCTGCTGCCAGGAGATCTGAAACTCTTTCCGCACGTTCCAGAGGATCTGATATTTTACAAATTCGTAGGCGTTATACTGGTAATGGGCAAGGGCCGCGGCGTCGAGGGATTCCGTGAACTGGGGTTGCGGGCTCATTTTATCAGTTTTTTGAATAGGCGGTCGAGGTTCGGGGAGGCGGGAAGTTTGAGCAGCTCAAGGAAGGCCTTGTCCTTCTGCAGGGCTGTGAGAATGTCGGTTTCAAATTGGTCCAGGTCCAGGCGGGGGATCTTCCGGAACTTGCCGGCGTGGAGTCCGTGGATAGCCCATGGATGCGGGAGAAGGCCAGGCCAGGCCAGGTTGCTTTCGTTGATAATAGATAAAAGGGCTCGCTCATCCGCACCTTCAATCGCGTTCAATACAGAATGGCAGGCCTCAAGCATGTATCTCGCTTTCCGAGTTTTATCCCACCATTCCTTGGTAACAAAGTGAACACCCGGGCAGCGGTCGTCGCCCAACATGCAGTTGTCATAGCAGCCGGTGCCGTGCTTTTCCATGGACCGACAGTGCTGATCAACAATATTGGGGTCCTCCGGGCCGATCAGGATGTCCGCGTCCGTGATCAGGCAATAATCATATTTGGCGGCGATCTCCTCTATTTCCGGGCTGATGAACCGGACCAGGGCCGACACGTATGGCGGCATGTCCCCGAGATTGATGGTTCGGACATCGTATTCGGGATAGGCGCGCATGGCGCAATACTCAAACAGGGGCAACCATCCGGCGTAAGCGTTGTTGGCGGCCGCGATAATGCACATGGAGCCCGGGTAGTGTTTGTCCACCAGGAGCCTATTTTGTTGCGCCGGCGTGAGCTTCTGCGAGGTCATGGAGGTACCTTTGATAAGTGTTTTTATAACTCGGGGTTTTGTAGAGCGCGTGGGATTCGTCGAAGTCCAAGGGTAATTTGCTGGGCCACGGGACTTGGGGATGTTTGTCCAGCTTCAATTTCCGGCTGAAAGGGAGTGCTTTTTGGAAGGCTTGGACAATGGGGAGATCCCGGCAGGTTTCCGGCAGCTCGGTAAGCTGAACGACTTTGATGGCGTGCCATTGGTGTTCGTGGTTCTTGATTGGGAGAAGGTCCATGGCCGTGGGCAGCTTGTTCCATTTCTCGCGCACCCACTCGGCGGAGTCCACCATGGCGACACTCTCGGTACCGCAGGAGGTTTTGTGTTTCTGCAGAACATCGCGCAGGGATTTACGCACCGCGCAGAAGTGATGAAAATGCACGCTGGGCAGCATGGTCTCGGGTTGCGTTTTGCACCCGCGCACGCCTTGGTACCCGGAGCCGGTTTTTACGAACACTACAGGGCAAAGGGTGTCGAACTCCTGTGTTCGAAAGAACGGGGACTTGATATACGAATACATGTTGCAGCGGTAAGCGTTCGCCGTGCCCTGCGGATCGAGTGTTGCCAGGGCGCGGATCAGCATGCTGTTTTCCCAGACCTCGTCCGTGTCGATGAACATTTTGAAATCGTAGTGGAAATTCATGTGAATATATTGCAAACCGTGCCCATACTGTTCTTCTTGGCTTTTTGTGTCCAGGTAGAGGTTGATGATTTTGTTGTCACGATCGTGCTCTTTCTTCCAGGCCTCAATAAGAGGCGCGACCGTGTTGGCACTCTTCTCCCCCAGCCAATTAATGTTCGAATGGACGTAGACGATTTTGTACATATAATTGTAGATGGATTCGAGCGACGCTATGGCGAATTCCTCTCCCTTATGCGTCTTGGTGATGGAAATGACGCGCATCAATACCACCCTTTCCAGGCGTTGTGAGGGTTCATGTCAAAGAGGTATCCCGGAGTGTTGATCTTTGACCGGTCAAACCATTCGGGTAGCTCCCCTTCCGTGACCGCCTTCAGGCCAGCGCCGTCGAAGCCCGCGGCATACACCCTGTTCCATCCCCCGCAGTGCATGAAGAACGCGCACCTGTTGCAGGGTTCGCCCTGAATGGCGACACTGCCGCCCATGCTGTTGACCGCGTAGTCCCATAGATCCGTGTCGCTCTTGCCGCAAGCGCCGTACTCCCATTCTGACGGGTCGTAGAGCACGTACCGGGCGTTTACCACGTACTTCCAGTATTTGGGGTCAAGGTGGCACATAGGATGATACCGCAGGGTCGTGGACACGTTACAGTCGATGTAAACGTCCAGGGCCTTTTCAATGTGGGGACGCAGATCAGCGGGGTGGACGGCGACCTCCTTCAGGCGATCGCGCCATTCGTAGTGCGGCAGGAAGCCCAAGAGTACGCCGTGCCGGCAGCCGTGGTTTACCATATCCTCGGCGATGTCCGGCAGGGTGGTGTAATTCTCTTTCTGGAGGGTCGTGTTGGCCCGCCAGGGCGCTCCGGAGAAGCGCAGCCAGTCCTTGAGCGCCTCCTGGTGCTTGGACGCGATGGGGGTATCCATGATGGTGTTGAGCACGTTTCCGAGGCCGTGGGCGGACAGGTGCAGATGGTTGAGCCCGCGGACGTACAGGGCGGAGGCTTTGTCCGGGGAGACGATGCCGTTGGTGATGAGGCTGCAGGTGAAGCCGATCTCCCGGCAGTAGTCGATGAGGTCGTTTAGGTACGGGTAAAGGGTAGTTTCGCCCCATCCCACAAGAACGGCGTGGTTACAGCCGCGGGCCTTGGCCGCGGTGAGCTGGGCCTGGATGTCCGGGAAAGGGACATCATAGGCTTTGTTAAAGTCCGGGGAAAAGCGGTAAAAGCAGGTGCGGCAGGCGGCATTGCACCGGCGTGTCACATCGAGCCCGACCTTGCGGCAACGGTTCATTGGGGCCTCCTGTAAATGTCGTTGATCTGGAGACGGATGATTTTCTCGTATCCCTTGCTCTTCATGAATTCCTCAACCTCGGGGGTGTTGTAGTTGTTCTCGATGTCGAAGATGTCCACCGGATATTTCGCGAAATCGAGCGATCGCAGGGCGGGGAGTTCCGCCCCTTCCACGTCCACGCTCATGTAATCGATCGGGCGCAGGTGAAACTTCGCGGCGTCGAGCGCGCTGTTCAGTGTAATGCAGGGAACCCGGATGGTGCGGAGCTGCTCGGGCGCGTGGCGCGCGCGGATGCGTTCGAGGTTTTTGTCCCCGAGGGTTTCGGAGAGTCCGCTTAAACCCGTCACGTTCCCGCATACCGTGAAATCCGCCACGCCGGGCTTATCGTAGATCGCGGCATTGAGGCAGACGGATCCGCCGCGGTTTACAACCAACTTCTCGAACTCAGACGGGTTTGCCTCGATGAGGAGTCCTTTCCATCCGAGTTCGCGCTCAAAGAAAAGGGTGTTGCTGGTGATGATGCCGTCGATCGCGCCGAACTCGACGAACAGACCGTCGCGTTTTCCCTTGAAGATATTTTCATTCAACCATTGGTCCTGACCATGTTCCGAGTGGTACATCATGACTCCAGGGTTAAAGAATCCTGCATGTGGTGGTGGATGGCGTAAGCGCCCTTTGCAATCAACCGGCGCTGCTCTTCCGGGTCCGCTGCCGCGGCAACGGCCTCTTTCTTTCCAGCGATCGGGAGGATGCGCGCGGCGTCCGCGACGACGTAAAGTTCAGGGTGATCTTTATGGGCGGCGAAACAGCACCAGGTACCGTAATCCCACCATTCCGGCTTGGCGCATATCTTGGCCTTGATGACCGCGACGAGATGATTGATGCCGGCTGATTCGGGGCGGCAGGCCAGGACGCCGTTGGCCACTATCTGTCGGTCGGCGGACGCGAAGAAAAGCATCTGGTCGCCGCTCAAACGGATGTCTTCGCAGATGCGGCGGACCGGGACCAGGGGAAAGAAGTCCACGTCGAAATACCAACCGCCGTACCTCTTGAGTACGGACGCGCGGATAAGATCGGAGCGCATGGACCAGGTGTGCTGCGGGTGGTTGATGCGGTCGTAGGCGTCTTTGAACTCGGGTAAGAGCGACGACTCGTTGTGAATCCTGATTTGAAAGCCGGGGTTGAGCGTGCAGAACCGCTCGATGTTCTCCGCCGCCCACCGCGGCATATCCGGCCCGACCCAGACAAAATGAATGATCTGCGGAATGCCGGAAAAAGCGCCCTCTCTCCGCCCCTTCCATTTCTTTTCAAAATAGGCCTGGTTGTGCTCCGCGTATTTGCCGTGCTGGTTTTTTTGTTCGTTGGCGTGGATGAGGCGGCATTTGTTGTTGATGATGAAGCGGCCACTCGGATAGCGTTCCTTGATCTGGATGCAGAAGTCGTCGTCCTCGTAGCCGGAGCCGATGAAGTTTTCATCAAAGCGGATGCCGTCATTGCGGAACGCGATCGCGGCCGTGGGCGCGCGCGGGACATCGCAGTAGGGACCGGTGCTCTCGCCCTGGAACATCATGGGCGCGTTGCTGCCGTCCGGGTGGACAAGCCTGGCGGACACGTAGACGATGGATTTGTCATCGAGCAGAGGGCGTATAAGGTCGTTCATCCACCCCTCGTAAAAGCCGAAGATGTCGTCGTCAACCATGATCACGATGTCGGTTGTGGCATGGTTAAGGCCGATGTTGCGGTTCTTGGCCGCGCTCACGGGCTCACAGGTCTTGATGATTTTATCGTTCGGGGAAAAGCCCTCGATCTCGCAGACCTGCGGGGCAATGGCGAGCGCGGATTGGCAGGTTGGGATGATGATATCTACCGCGGGATAGAGGTATCCGGGAGTGAGGGTGTAGGGAATCATGCTTCCTTCTTTTTGCACGGCAGGCATTTACTCCCCTGAGTTTTTCTTGGCCCAGAAGATGGGCCATTGAATGGCGATTTCGGTTTTGAGGCGGATGATGTTCTCCCGGGCCTTGTCCACAACGACCTTCTTGGAGTGCTTCTCCACATCGAGCGCGGCCATCTGCTGGCGGAGTTTGCTGATCTCCCCGCGCAGCTCGAATTGTTTGCGCCGGACTTCATTGAGGTCCTGGGCGACAACAGCGTGCGCCTGGTTGGCGAGCTTCATCTCCTCTTCGAGCTTGCCGATGAACTCGCTGACAGCCGCGGAAGAGCGGTGGTCGGCGGGCGGCGGCGGGGAGTGCCCCACCCCTTTCCCCTCCCTATGAATAGGGAGGGGCTCCTTGATGGATGGGATTTTAGTTTTCCGGGCCATTCAATCCTCCTTTTGGGGATGCGTGCTGGTGATGTGCGGGCCGAGTTCGCAGGAAAGGGCGGGCATCCACTCCTCGCAGTGGGAACGGGGAATTTTTAAACAGGTCGCCCCGCGCCGGCAACTTTCGCACAGCGGCCAGTAATCGTTTACGCCGCTGTGTATTTGCTCCTGGTCCTGAAGGTCGCGCTTGGGCAGCAGGTGTTTCACTTGGCATCCTTTATCCTTATGGCGCGGTTGCTCGCCCAGATTTGCTTGCGGATACAGTAGCGCAGCTCCATGAGGCAGGCGGGATTCCCCCGCGGGAGAGCCCGGCATGCACACTCGTTTGAGGGCGGGAAGGCCGCAAGGATCTGCGCCACCGTCATAATCTCCACGGGCGGGATTATTCCGCTTTCAGGCATCCGAGAACGTCCTTCTCGTGCATAACCAGGTAGACCTTGCCGCCGATGACGATCTCCTGCCCGGCAAGCTTGGTAAAGACCACCTTGTCGCCGACCTGCAGGGTTGTGGAAACGAAGATGCCGTTGTCGTGCTGGCCCTCCCCGACCGCGATCACGGTGCCCTGCAGGGGCTTTTCCTTGATGGTGTCGGGAAGGATGATGCCGCCCGCGCTCTGCGTGGGTTTGGCGTCGGCCTCGATGAGGACGCGGTCGCCGTTGGGTTTGAAAGTCATGGGGTCTCCTTGGGTTTTTGGGTTGATATGGACGGACCGTAATTTGCAAAAGCTTTTTGAATGAAGTCTAAAAACTCGCCGGACACTTTGATGATGTTCTGGATGTCCTCGACGGTGCGGCAGACGTTGTACCCGAGTTCGCGGTTGCGGATTTTCTGCTGGCCGTGGAGTTTGCCGATGTCGCTTTTGTTCTCGATCAGGGGGGACAGGCAGAAACTTACCCCTTTGTATTTGCCGATGGGGAGAAAGGGCATGTTGTCCGGCCAGGAGCGCAGCTCCGTAAGAAGGTTGATCTTCACCCCCTCGGAAAGACGGGGATGGGATTTGATGGCCCGGAACATGCCGTCCGGCAGGTGCAGGTGAACCCAGTGGTATAGGGTGAGCAGTTCGTCGGCGGCCCCCTGCAGACGGTCCTCGGGGGTGAGGGCTTTCTTGCTGGGACGCTTCTTGACGCGCTTCATCTTGGGATGAGCCCGCCCGGCATAATCGGAACGGATTACTCTTTCGAGCACGGGGCCTCCACGGGCATGGGGATTTTGTTCGCGGCCTTGCATTCGACGCGGGAATGCACAACCATTTGTGAGAGCGGGAGCCAGAAGGGCCTCGTGACGCCGACCGTGAGCCAGTGCTGAAAACATTCCTCCGAGGTAACGACGCCGCGGAGTTTGCAGTTAAAGATGATCATTGCAGCTCCTTCGGGAATTCGCGCGGGAGCCGCGGAGTAGTGCCTTTATAGAAGAACGGTACGCGGTACTCCTGGCATTGTTCGTACAGGGCTTTGGGCCAATAGGCGTTGCAGGCGCGTTTGCCCGCGCCGGTCTCCGGTCCGCAGATAACCCATTTAATTTTACCGGTCGCGAGGAAGGAGCCGATATCCACCGGCCCGAGCATGGGTTCGACGGACAAGAAAAAAGGAAAGCTGTTGCTGCTAGCTATGAGTTCTTTGCAGCGGGGGACGACAACGGCCTGGTTTTCAATGGACGCGCCGATCCAGAGCTTTGATAGAGGAGTAGTGCCCTTCATATCGTACAGTTTCCGGACGATGTAATTATACAGATGCCCGATGATATTTTCCGGGCGCTTCGTGAGTGTAAGGAAAGTGTGCTGCGGATACTGCATTGTGGTTTCGAGGACTTTATAAAACCAGACCGGATCGACGGCGGGGTGAAACATGTCGGTCATGGAGCCGAGGAAAACCTTCGAGAGTTTCTTGAGTTTGTCCAACTCCTTCAGGCGCTCGGGATGAAAGCGCAGCGAGAAGTCGCCCTTCATGAAGCGCTGGTGCCAGGTGTAGGCGAAGCAGTGTTTGCAGCCCTCGGAGAGCTTGGTGCAGCCCGTGATAGGGTTCCACGTGAAACCCCACCAGGAACTTGAATTTTTGATTTTGTTCATGAATGCTTTTCTCCTCCAAATAAAAAAGGGCAACAAGGTGTAAGGCACCTCATTGCCCGTGTCTGCTTTGCTCCCCGGCCAACGCTGTCACATTGGACGAGGGGCGGCTTTGTTATCGAACCGTAATCAGCGTTTCTTTGAGCGGCCCCCCTTGGGTATTGGAACCTCGCCTACGACGCGGATCCGTCTGGAGATCGTTTTCCTGGCCGTCTTGATGTAGGCATCCATCTCGGCGCGCGCGGCGCTTCCCTTGGGTGCCAATCGGTTGATGTTGACCAGGACATTGCCTACGACGCAGCGGCGGGGTTTTTTCACATGATCCTCGTTGGAAAAGGGGGTGGAACTATTTTCAGGGGCCACAGCAGGGGCCACAACTTCAGGGAAGAACAGGGTAAAGCAGGGTTTTCCGGGATTTCTCAAAACCGTGAAAAAATAAAAAACGCCATTTCTAATTGAAAAATGGCGTTTTTTTGTGGGCGATAGAGGAGTTGAACCTCTGACCTCGCGCACGGGAAGCATGGGAAAACCCTCGTTATTAAGCTGATTCGGCCATTTTATGAGCCAAGGGGCCACACTCAGGGGCCACAACTTTCCCCGCGCTCACGATCTTTTCCCATGGCCCCATAGCTTTAAAAGCGTCTTTGTGATAATATACCTTAATCATCCGCGCATCGTATTGAATGCCCAGGTTTTTCAAATCCAATTCGCTAAAACCATTATCCAACATCCACGTTACCGCGCAGTGCTTCAAATCGTGCCAGCAAAAGCCCTTTATCTTTGCAGCCTTACGAACGGCTGTCCATTCCCTTTTGAAGCATCCCAGAGGATGCCACATGCCCTTGGCATCAAACCGGGGGAACAGCAGCGGACAATCGGCGGGCACTGATTTAAAATAATCCAATAGGGGCTTATCCAGGCAAATTAAATGCGCTTTGGCGGGCTTGTATCTTCCCGTTTTTTGCGGCAAAAAATGAATGTAGGATTTCAGCGGGTTGAACCGGTTATAAGAAAGACTGTCCTTTGTGAGGGCTTTCATGTCCCCGCGCCTTATGGGGTTCATACAGGAAAAGTAAAACGGCCAATAAAGCGGGGATTCCCGCTTGCGCAAAACCTTAAAAATTTCTTCCTTTTCCTTTTCGCTTAAAACCCGGTCGCGCGGTTCTTCCGGTTCTTTCTTAAAAAGCTTGAGGGGGTTTTCCTTGATTTTGCCGCGCCCAATTGCAAAGTTATAAGCGCGGTTGGCAACGTCCAAATAAAAATTCCGCGTCCGGGGCTTGAGGATATCCCCGAGTTCCCGTTTGATAGGCTTCTTGCCCTGCTTTACCCGTTCGATATTCAGGAGCCTTTGCCTCTCCCCGATCCATTCCCTTTGCCGCTGTTTTCTAAGAGCGTCGATAAAATCCCCAAAGCGTTCAGCCATTTCTTCGTTGCGGACGTTGCCTAAATCCGAAATCAGTCTATCTACGAAATGCTTAAAAGTGATTTTGGCCGTTGTCCGCTCAACCCAGAATTTTACGATATCGCCAAAGAGGGGAAGTTTCGACGCGGACGGGGTGAAGGACGTTACAGGGTTGTCCTTTTTTTCCGCGCCTATCTCTTTTGCCAGGTCCAATTCGGCGGCTTTCGCTTCAATCCGGGTGCCGGTAAAATACTTCTTCTTGCCTATCACCGTTCCATTGTTCCGCGCCCGGACACGGATAAACCAATAATTAGGGCTTATGTTTTTGATACTCATGCCCGCCCCGCTTTCCTCTTCCGTGCCGCTTCTTTCTTTTTCCTTATCGCCCTGATACGCCTATAATACTCAGAAGTCCCGCGCACCTTGCAAGCGCCCCCGGCCTTTCCGCCCTTTTTCCCCATGCTGGAGGGTGTCCATTCCATGCTTATCTCCGTTTGTTAGGGTTTATGGCTCACCCTTAATATACACAAACGGTTGTGATATTGCAATCTTTCATTTGTTTACCTCTCCATGCGCGGCAAAAGCAAAACCCCGGATAGCCGCGCCCGGTCAATTGAATCCCGGCTATATCGCCATAAGTGGCCGCACTTCAATTGCCCGGGTATGCGCCGATCCTGCGTCCAATTTGTAATGGTCTTGATGGATACGTTCAACAGCTTCGCCAATTCGCGCGGCTGATAGTAGTCGGGGATTGAATTAACAGTTTCCATGATAGTTAGAAAAGGGACAATTGAGGCCCGGTGTTGATCCGGTAGGTTGTGTATTCCAGTTTACCCAGGCGGCGCTTGCCGGATTCAATGATAAGGTCGGCGCGGACCAACTCCGCGACCCTCTTACGCGCGGACTCGCCCATAAGTTCGGTAATGTGCTTCTGGGTGCAGTTGGGGTGGTCGATGATAAAGTCGTAGACCCGACTCTTGAGGGTTCCGGCCAGTCCTGACTCGATTACGGATTTGTGGGCGTCGATGGATGTTTGTTTCATGGGGCCATCTCTTTTACAGTTTGGTTCCGCCGTTGAACAACGGGCAAAGGTCCGGGCACCCCTTCTCGTACTCCGTGTTATTAAGGATGGCTGCATTGTACGGGAAAAAATACTCACCTTTGCCCTTGGCAACGGCCCTTGCCCATTCAAAGACCGGGTGGTCGCACACCATTACCGGCCCTGGTCCGCCTCCGTCGTCACTCTTATGCGGGCACTGGGAGCAACAGGTTATAAGCTTACCTTTTACCGCTAACTCGCCGGTCTTCATTGTTTGCTCCTTTCTTTATGGCGCTCTTGAATTCGACAACCCAAACCCACGGATTCTTTTCCCATCCAATCCCGCGTTTGTCATTTATAAAATTCCAGAAAATTGAAAAGGCTTTTCGATAGGTTGGCGTTGTGATGGGGCTAACTACAACCGTATCTTTCCCGCCAACGCCCTCTTCTTTCGCGTCTTCTTCTAAAATGTCTTGAAGCCGTTCAACCCGAAAATCGGTAACTTCCAAACTAATTCTAGACGCTGTGCGCGGCATAAAAATTGACGGCTTCCAACCATCATGCGCATAGGGTTCGAATGTAGGATAGTCGGCGCGATAATAGAATCTATCGTATTTATGGCGGTACACAAAGGTTTCGCGCACCCAAAGAAAATTGGATACGCTGCCATAGGGACAGTTTATTTCCGACATTATTTCGTACGAACCATACTGCGGATACTCTTCCAAAAACCATTTTGGAAGCTTCACGATTCGCCGTGTTTGCGTTTTTCTTCCTTCGAGAATTGCCCGAACCATTGGGGCGCTAAAAAGGATCGGTTTTTCTTTCATCTTTTCCTTTGTCTTTGCGGCCCCGGATGGGCCACGGCCTTGCGGGCAAATAGCATGCAGGGGTCATTCGAAATACGAACCATTACGCCGCCTTTCATGCCTTGTGTTCGCCTTCAACCTGTCTTTTTTCCCTGTCCGCCGTCCGTTTGTTAAGCCACAGAAGAGCCTCTTCCAATTTCGTGATGGCGATGGCGTTTTCGCGACATGCGAATTTTGACTCCTGATAAAACTGAATGCGCTGCCGGGCGGCGTCAATCACGGTTTCCACGAAAGCACCGTTCGGCTCTTTACGTTCAACCCCGCGACCGAGAGGGCCATCCTGCCAGTCAATTGTAAGCCCCGTGCCCCGCACCGAACCTCCCGTTGGATTGAGGTCCGGGTCTGTGAAATTGGAAGCATTGTACTCTGCTAACATTTTGCCTGCCTTTCAGCGGCTTTACGCCGCGTTAATTGTTTTTAAAGGTTGCTGTGAGCGCCACCCCCTCCGAGTGATTGCGAGTCACCGGTTACTCCGAGCAAATCTGTTTGAATAGTTCCTCGGCATCAGACAGCCACTTCAAGGCAAGGTCGTCTTTGCCTATTACGGATTCTATGCGCCTCTCCATAGCACAAAGTAGCTCCTGTAGGCGCTCTTCCATCCAGATTTTCTTCGGCTTGATCCCCATCGGTGGCTTGGGCCTCAGCGCCTCTTTCCCTTCCTCTTCCTCGACGCCCATTGCCCTGTAGATGGCCTTTTCAAAGTCAAATCCCGGCAGCATAGTGCCGCTTATATTGGCGGTGGCCAAGGCCGCCTGGTCAATGCAGGTGCGGCAAAGGGCTTTTACCTCCAGCATTATGAGAACCTTGCTGGTTTGCAGCTCAATTCCTTTCCGCAGTCGACAAGCCTTGTCTATAAGCGGTTGGCTCAACATAATTTCATCCATTCAAAACCTCCTTCTGTTTTCAACGGCCTTGGCCAGAATCACCCCGCCGCTTGTTGCATGAAGTAAAACCCCGCTGTCTTAAGATTTCATTGTTAAGATTGCCGGATTCACAACCCCGCCCTTATCATCTTCCGGCTTGACTCCGTATTCCCCGTTCCACTTCTTCCGAAATTCTTCTCCCCGAGAATGGCAATGGGAAATAATTTGGGCGGCAGCGCCCGCCATGAAACTAGTAATCCCGCCAGCCTTTATTTCTTTGTCGGCCCTGCAAATCAACGCATGACAATCGAAGTCGCCGGGTTCTTCGTCAAGAATTTCCATTGCACGGCCCGCCAGTTTGACGATACAGGCACCGTAAGGGTCTTTGTTGATAGCAACCTGATTGTCGAAATCCGCTTGATTAATTATTGACATCTTTTTCCTTTCTTGCGGCCTTGGCCGCTCCCGCTTCTCTTCGGCGGGGTTTTATTTTATGCAACGGCTGATGCAGGCTGAAGCGCGTAGCGTTTGGGAGAGCGAGCGTAGCCCGCGAACCAGCCTGCATTTTGTTGTAAGCTGTTTAAACCACGCCTCTTAAATTGTTTCCAGTTCTTTCATTGTTCCCGGTTGCCAGTCTCTTTTGAATTGGCGTTCAGTTCCCTTCCACTTGAAGAGCATGGCTTTATCCCAAAGATTGACCGTTCCGTTTCTCGATTGTGTGATCTCCATGACGATGCCGTGCTTCCGGTGTGTCCACCACGTGCACTTGAGCAAACTTTTAACAATGCTAACTTCGGGGTTTTTGCATTTGCATTTCTCGATTTTCTTTCCGCATGGATTGTGAATTATTTCTTTCATTTTGTCCTTTCGGCACCCTTGGGTGCGTTACGCCTTTTGTATTGGCGTGGTTTAAATTGCTTACAACGGACCGCCGCAACTGACGGACAGTCCATAATCAATTTGCTCCGGCAGGTTCGCCGGAAGGCCCGGCTTCGGGCTTTACGGCTGCGGCTTGTTGTGCGCTGGATTTTGCGATGCCTTGCGCCGCCTCTTTTAGGTGCTGTCTGGCACACCCAATCATAAAGCCCTGCTCCTTAATCTCCCTGCTTCTAATGGCGTTCTGATTGTATATGTTGTCTGCTATCATATCAAGACAGCCCTGGATACCGAAAAGCATATGGTCAATTTCGTTTACCGTTCTCATTTTCTTCTCCCTGCCTTGCGGCGCTGAATTTATTTCCTCGCAAAATCTTGCGTACAACGGATGGCCGCACCGGACGGCCTATCCATAATCAATTATTTGCCGTCCGGTTCGGGTGCAGGCGCTCCAATACTGTCCGGGTCGTGGCAGAAATCTTGAGGGCGCTTGCACCCTGCGGCTTGTTGTAAACTGTGTTGGCGATGCCTTTTTATTCTACGCTTACAAACCGGGTACGGATGCAAACATCGTTCAATATTGTCAGATACTTGATATGACACGCAGAAACGATTGTGCGTATCGCAGATAAATTCATCAGAGTAATTATCTTCCATCTTTTGCCTTTCGCCAACATTGCTTACAACGTCCGTTGCCATGCTGCAGGTGCCCTACAGGGCACTTGGGGAGAGTGGCGGAACTCCCGCCACGAACCGGCATGGCAATTGTTGCATGAAGTAAAACACCGCCGTCTTTCATTTAGCTTGCTCCGCTGATTTCATCGTCTTCATCGTCGTTTAAATGCGTACCCATTGCCACGAACACAACCCGGTCAAAACTTTTGTCTTTGGACAACATCCGGTTCACATGCTTAACCGAGCAATCCATTCCAGCGCTATTCATGCAGGTGACGGGTAAATCGCCTGGAAGCGTTTGGAAATATTTGATTACGGCTGCAACGTCCATTGCCATATTATTTCTCCGATGCTTCAATGATGTCCGCAGCGGCCCTGAGTGCGCTGGATTTGAGACGAAGGTAGCTAACGTAAGCTCCGAGCGCAGAACCCACGGCCCCGACGATTAAGGCACACATGAGCAACACAATGGACAGATTCGGAACTGTGATTGAAATCGTTGACATCTTTTTCCTTTCTTGCGGCCTTGGCCGCTCCCGCTTCTCTTCGGCGGGGTTTTATTTTATGCAACGGACGGCACAAGGCTGAAGGGCGGCACTCAAGGCGCTTGCAAGACACCGAGTATCCTCGCCGAAACGGGGCACGGGTACGCAAGAATGCCGCCTTTTAGCCTTGTGCTTGTTGTGCATAGTAAGCGCGCTCTTATTTTAAGGTGTCCTCAATGTTTTTCCCTATCGAAGCAATCCGGTCGATAGTCCCGAATGGCGTTTCTTTTTCGCTATCATTCATAGCCCTGGTCAGCGGAGTAATCATCGTTACATCGGCAACGATATTAACCGGCAGCAAGGCGATGTCTTTAATTAATCCGAAAAGTCCCATTGTCTCCTCCTTTTTGAATTTGTCTTGCGCGCTTATTTTGCACAACGCTACGCCAAAGGGGGAAGTGCGCGATTCAAAAATCTATTGTTTCGCGCATTTGGGCCGGAGGGCTTGGAAAAGCCCGTAGCCCCCCCTTTGGTTTGTTCTATGCAGTATGGCATTGGCGCTCTTCGTTTTTAATTCCCAGTTCCGTATTTTCCAAATCTTCAAGCCTCCATTCGCTCGGAACACCGGACAGGCTACAGTAGCCCCTTCTTTGAAACGTGCATGTACTACACCGCTTTTCAGCGCACCGCGCTTGAATCCTGGAAAGGGCTATCTTGATTCTGTTCGTTAGGCGCATTACTCGGCTTTCGTGAAGTCAATGTAATATTGCTTGTCCAATTCGAACTGATTCCCGGCTTCCGGGTTTACGGTAATCAATTCGATTTTTCCCGAAGGAGTGGCGGCGTAAAACTTTCCATTTTCAGAATCTTTGTTGTTGTCGTAGACCGGAGAGAGTTTTATGTTTTGAACTTCCTTCGGATTCCCAAAATATCCGTTGCCGGACAACCGCTCAATCGACATTACTTTGAATTTTGCTCTGACACTCATTTTTCCCTGCCTTTCAGCGGGTTTACCCCGCGTTAATTTGATTTGCGCCAATGCCGTATTGCATATAACGGCGGAGGCTTGGCGAAGTGCCTTGCCACCGACCGGGTTTATATATTTAAGGCAAGGCATTTGGGCCGACCGCGCTTGTCGCGGGAGCCGCCAAGCCTTTTGTTGCATGCCGTTCCGAGGCGCGGTCTTTGTTTTCGCTTGCAGACATCCATATCTCTCTAGCAAACCGCTTTATGTTGCCATTACAAAAGGATGCGTGCAGCTCCCCGTATTGATTCCAATATTCTTCAAAACCGATACATTCTTTTTTGATAATCCTATTCTCAAGCCACACCGAATAAGGAATGAATTGGTTCCCAACCATTCCCGCCATCTTTTTCAAAATCTTATATTCATTGTGCAACATCTGGTTCATATTATCTTTTGCCTTTTGTTTTTAAGACAATTACGTAGCAGTCCACCGGTTTAACGGTATCATCAAAGATGGATTCGAATGGCAGGTAGCTCATCTTGACGACTCTTTCGCAGGAGAGGCAGTTTGATTTTGCTTGCTGGTAAGTTTCGTATTTCATCTTTGCCTTTCAGCAGGCTTGCCTGCGTTAATTGTCTTCCGCGCCAAGGTATGGCATGCAACGTGCTACGCAACGCCCGAAGACGTGCCGGTTAGTGTACACGGGGACGCCCCACAATAATAGTCCTGATTTGTTCTATATAATTCGCAAACCTTACCGGGGTCGAAAGAAGGACACGTTTTTGGGCTTGCGTTTGTTGCCTGCTTTAAAACGGCGCTGTCTTCGATTGGTGGATAAAGCTGATCGCATTTCGGGCATTTCATAAATTGTTTGGTTGTTCCCGATTGAAGGAGGGGTTGTAACGGGCTGCCTTCATGGATACGAATAAAAGCCGGAACAAGGGGCGAATCACATCGACAGAGAGGCTTTTGTTTTTCGGAATAACATCCGCCCCCATCTTTGAAATCCTCGTTAATGCAGTCACCCATCCTGCCAAGTTCACAGGTTTCACAATCCCGCCAATACGCCGGTTCGCATTCCGGTAGTTCTCCGCTGTCACATGGTGCCTCCCCTTTACAGGCGCACTCACCCATCCGATTGAAAAGCCCATCAAAGCCGTGAGCCTTGAGATAGTCTTTGATTATTTCTTTGCAATTCATTCTTGCCTTTCCGACCGCTTGCGGGCGGTCTTTGTTTTCAGCGCCGTTTTATTGCAGGCAACACGGTCAATGGCGATTTATTGCGCCACCAATCTCATATACGGTTGAAGCGCAATATTTAGGCGCTCCAGTAGGTCGGTTAATTGGGGAGTCGAAAACTCATAGTCTATATTTTCTTCCCAATCCTGGACAGCATTGGCGAGCGCCGACGCCATTGACCGTGTTGTGCGAAGTGCTTGCCCCTCTTTGTCTTTGGCGGGCGGTGATTTTTCGTCAAGTTCTCGCATCAAATATAGGGCTCGATTTGCTTTATGTCCCTGTCCGTTGGACTTATCGGTTTCAAGCCAGAATTTTAACGTCTCCCATTTTTCCTCCGCTTCCATTTTTGCCTTTCCGCCCGCCTCTTTGTCTTGGGGCAGGCATTTTGCACAACGGGCTGATGCAGGCTGAAGCGCGTAGCGTTTGGGCCGAATGGCGGAATCCCCGCCATGAGCCAGCCTGCATTTTGTTGCATGAAGTAAAACCCCGCCGTCTTTCATATTGTCACCGGCTTTGATTCTGATTGCCAAAAAATTGTATCCCCGTCTTCCATTACAAGATTTCCGTGAGCGACTTCGCGGCGTAACTGGTCAGCCGCGAGATTGAGAAGCGCGGGAACGCTGTCGATACTCAAAACTTCCACGGTGACGGATAGGGTTATTTTATTTGCTCGCATTTTTACTCCTTAATCTTTTATGAAATCGGGTATCGGGACGCTGCATTCTCCAGAAACGATTCGGGCGCTTGCGGAATCAATTATGATTTCCGTATGCGGGTTGTAGTTCTCGTTGATAAATTGAACCAACGGACGGGCCAGAACTTCAAAGGCTTCCCTCTTGTCTTTTGTAATCATGTTTCCTTTCTTGCGGCCTTGGCCGCTCCCGCTTCTCTTCGGCGGGGTTTTATTTTATGCAACTCCCTATAACGCGCCACCTGATTGCGCCATAGGCCCATTTAGATTGACTCTCGATAGCGGCCCCGCGACCTTCCCCGCGTTGTCCTTCTGGCGGGTAACAGTCTTGACCTTGCTGATCTGGAGATTGTCGGTTAAGTCCAGGAGTTTCATGGAGTCGCCGCCGGTCAAATGGTTCCGGGTGGTGCGAAGAAACTCTTCGAACTGCACCAGGGGCATCTTTTGACCGTTCTTGACCAGGAGATAATTGAGTATGGGGGCGATGCTCAGTTTGCACGAGGCCACCGCAGCCGAATGCATGGTGGGCTCAAGAGTGTCAAAAGCCCGGCATTGAAGCATGTCAAAGAAGACGAAGACCTTCTTAACGTCATACGTCAGGTAGTCGATGAAGTCCTGAAGGGAGTCCGTGCTGAAGGTCCCTTTGGTTTCGTCCTTGAGTTCCTGCACGGGATTGCCGAGAAGTACCTGGCCGGTCGGCCCCGCGGTTACGTTGATCTGGAGAGCTTTGTCGTTGTCCATGGGTAGTTTCCTTTCTTTTACCGAAGTTTACTGCGCTTTACCGTATTTTACCGCTGGTTCCCGGGATGCCCTTCAGGGAAAAGGCTTGTCTGCAGGAGGCCGTCGATGGACTCGCCGTCACCGATGGCGTGGCCGGCCTCGTATTCCGTTGTGTACTTGATGGATTTCTTGATCGGCATCGTGTGGGTGAGCGAGAACTGCGTTTTGCCGAAGTTGTCGCCCTCTGGCGGCGGCTCGATGACGATCTTCATTGTCATGACAATCGCCTGCTTGCTTTCCATGGCGAGCCCCTGGCACTTTTCAAAAAGCGCCTGTGAATCCTGGGCGAACAAGCCCCGGCCGACTTCAAAGAAAAGCTGTTTCCGTTTCATCTGATCTCCTTTTTTATAATTATGGTCAACACCAGCCAGACCAGGGCCGCCGCCAGAAGGAGGCATTTGATTTCCTTATCGCTCATCATCAGATCCTCGATTTCCTTTCGTCCCGGCAAAGAAAAAGGGCAATGCGGTGATGTAGGCACCAACATTGCCCCTTTTCCCGATCAGCGCGCCCCAAGTGTACAGCCCAAAGCGCGATGACTGCCAAGACTTAAAATGTGATCCATACCGGAAAAGTCCTTGTTTTTTTTGTCCATTCTGCCGTCCATTGATTAAGCTGCAATCTTTTCAATCTGGAGTCTGAACGCGCATTTAGCATCCCTTTTTCCCGTCAGTCGGAAATTTCCAACCAAGAGGTTGAGGCAACCCTTCTCGTCCGCCGTCGCCTTCGCCCTTTCCCGGATCAAGTCGTACTCCTTGTCGCATTCGAGGGCGGTTTCTTTTTTATCCAGGTACGTTTCCAGTCGCTTGGCGAATATGGGGTCGTCGCTGATTTTAAGTTCGACCCCGAAATTAATTTCAGGGCAACACGTGAGTTTAAAGGGGCATTCTCGGCATTTTTCCAGATCTCCTATTTTGTCGGGCAAGGTTTTTGCCGCGACATGTTTGTTGATTTCTTCGGCTGTTTTAAGACAAGCCTCGGCAAGTTCGTAATCCAGTGACACCTCAACCTGTTTGAGTTCGCCCGTGCTTTTGTTTTTCAGAATAAAAAGAGCAACGTCGATGTCTTTTGACAGCATATACAGCATGATCTGCGCCATGTACGCCCTGGTCCATGGCTTCTTCTTGAAGTCCTCGAAAGAGTTCACGCTTGTGAAAATATGCGGGGACATGCTTTTGATTTCGACGGGAACCGCTTTCCCGTCCACAACAAGAACGCCGTCCAGGTGTCCCGTGATTTGTTGCGCGGGCAATTCGAAGGCGCTTTGTTGTTCGATGATTTGTATCCCGGCCGCCGCAAGATCCCGCAGAACAATTTGTTCCTGATTGTTGCCCTCGTCAAAGACGAGCTGAAGCCTCGCGTCCGGCAATTCCTTGTCCTGCCAGTTCGTGCGCTCGTAAACACCACGGCGCAAGCATCCTTCCAGAGAGGAAACGAAATACCCCAAACCGGAGGCGCGGTTGGTCTTGCAGGGATAGCGCTTGATTTGGCCGGCCTTAAAGGCCAGGATGGCGTCAACGAGGTTGATAATCATTTTGCCTCCTTCATGGTTTTGACGATATATTCGCAAAGAGACTGCGTTTCTGTCTCGTTGCATTCCACGAGATCTTTTCCGAGCGTGTCGCGCAAAAAATCGTCGGTGTGCTTGTTGAAGGTTTTGATGTTTCCGTTTTTCTCGGCCCGGGCCTTGTATTCGGAGAACTTAGTTTTCCATGGCGCGGGCTCGCCTTTCCCGTTCTCCGCGGCGGCTTTGTTGCGCTTGGAAGTCATCTCGTCGTGGTCTTTTTTTACTTTCTCGTAGATGATCGGCACCTGCTTTTCGGAAAGCTGCTTTACAGAGTCTTTCCCGGGAATTTTCTTTCCATCGCCGTTTGTCCATGCCGTGTACGCGATGAGGGCTTGTTTCGCGGCCATTTCAACGCCGCCGCACATATCGAGAATCATATCCATGATGCCCTTGCGCTTTTCGGTCGTCTCGGGCGTATCGCTCCCGGCCTTGTCGTGTTCAACCTTGGTGCATTTTAATGCGGTGATTTTGCCTTTGGTGATTTCCGCGATCTCCTCCCACGTGAAAGAAAGACCGAGAAGGGATTTGAGGCCTCGATTGAAGAAGTTTGTAAGCGCCTTCTTCTTCACGTCTGTCATGTCGATTTCAGACAGAGGCAAGAATGCGCCATGGGCTTTTCCGAAAAATGGGTCACGACTTGAGCCCGTACCAATCTCGGGGACAAACCGGCCCATATATGTGACGTTTCCAGAGCAGTGGAAAACAATGAACGCTCCTTTTTCGTCTTCGCCGGTTTCGCGCTCGAACGTCGGAGAGCCGTAAGAGACGCCGAATGTCTGGGCAATCTTACTGGCTCCCGCCCACTCCAAGTAGGGCTTTCCATCCTGGTCGATCCAATCCGCAGCGGACGTGACGGTTAGCGCGAGTTCGCGGATCCGGCTGGCGAATTTGACGTACTTCTCTGCCTGGGCCAGCATGGCGTCAAAGTTTTGCCCAGAAATCACAGCTCCGCCTATGGTCTGAATGGGCTCGGCTACAGGAACGATGTCCGCGCTCTTTTCTTTTCCTTCTCCGTTTGCCATGGTATTTCCTTTCGGTTTATTTTTCGTCTTTATTCTCAATCTCAGTCAGATAGACCTGCATGGGACCGCGCCGGAAACCTACCATGCGGATGCGCTTTGAAGGGGTATTCGGGGGCGTTGGTTTTTTCTCCGGTCTTTCGCAAATCTTTGCCATTCCTTTCCTCCTGTCGTTGGAAGTCTTCGGCCACCATTTTGACGCTAGAGGGAGTTAAATATTTTGCGGCCAGCAAGAAGTCGGTTGGCAATTTATCCTTGAATTGCGATTCAATTTCGGGAGTGACGAGGTAGTCGGTCTTCTTGATGGCCTCGAAAAAATCCTTGATTGTGGCGTTCATACCCCGACCTCTTTGAATTCGACCAGATATTGCTCGCGGCATTCTTCGTGCGTTTTCATCGTGTGGTGCTCGTGCGCGCTTTTTTGCCAGCATTCAATACAACCTTCCTTGGTGACCGAGACTGGTGCGGCCGTGTGCAGGGAAAGCCAGTTGCAATGCGTGTGCGTGGTCATGCCGCCTCCCTTTTTGTTTTCAACAGCTTATTTACCCGTTGCCTTACTGAATTTAATTGAGCCTCCAACAGTGAGCGTTCTTCGACAAGACGATTTTCGCGGATCAATAATCCGACCAGTTCCGCATCTTGGTGCTGCGTGTTAGATTTCACTTTTAACAACCTCCATCTCCCGATAGCGACCGTTTATTTTGTCATAGAAGAAATTGACAGATCCCAGGCGTCCACGGATTTTAAATTTTATTTTCTGAATGTGAACGGTAACCGTATCGTTCTGGTTCCTGAACACGCAAAGGCAGTTATCGGCTTTGTTTCTCCAATGGGCGGACCCGGAAATATCATACGGTGACGGGACCGAGTACTCGCCGCTTTCTTTATCTTTGTATTGCTTGGATGGGTGCGCCACAATCCAAAAGGCCACGTTTTGGCGGCGGGCAAAGCGCCGACACTTCATCAAAGACTCCCCGATATAATCCGTCTCACTCTTGCGGTCGGGCCGGTTATGCTCTATCTCGTTCCACGGGTCAACGATTATGCCATCGACGCCGTATTCATCAATTGCTTTTTGGGCGAGACCGAGAACAGCATCGAGATGTAGCGCATCTTCCGCGGGTTCGATGAAAACGAAATGGCCTTGAATCCAACTCATGTAATAAGCCAATTCATCTTTCCGCATCCTCTCGGTCGGCCCCTGGTGGAAAGGTTTACCGGCCATTTTGGATAAAAGTTTTTCGCAGTGGATGGCGTACGGATAGTTCTCCGGAGAAAACACGGCGAGTTTCCATTTGTAATTTACCGCCATTTCAATCGCAATGGCGTCAACGAATTCAGACTTCCCGTGCCCAGGAATGCCGCTGACAACCGTCATCTCTTTCTTTGCTACACGGTAGTGCTCGCTGAAGCCGGGCCATGACGGGAATGTTTTCCCCTCATCGTACCCGTTGACGTAGAAATCTATCACGGCCTGCGTAAGGCTTAGGGGTTGAATGAGCTTACCTTTTTTTATTCCGAGTGTGAAAGTTACCGCCTCTTCGTAAACCTGTGCCCATTGTTCCAGGGAGATCATAAAGGGCGGAGCGTTTTCTGAGTCGTCAAGAGCGGATGAAACCAACCGGATCCGTTCCGCCTTATCTCCGTAGCGCGAATCCAGTAGGATCACAAATTTGTTGACGGCGACCTTCAGGAACGGAAGAATAAATTCAGGCTTAAACCCGCCAATAGAATTATCAAGGGCGATGGCCTCGGAAATAATTTGCAGGTTTTTTATATCCATTGGGTTAATAATGGGGAAAAAGTGGTGGTTCTTTTTTGGGATTTGTTGCAGAGGCGGGATCTTCGTCTTCCCATCTGCGGCGCTTTATCCATCGCTCGGGATCGACGATGTATTTCCCGTCCTCTTTGGTCCAATCCCTAGATTGCTTCTGCCATTCGAGGGTTTTTAGGCATTGAGCGAGGGGGGGGGGTATTTTCTGCCATTCAATCCAAGCCGACCCCTTCCCAACCTTTTTTGGGTATGCTTCCCAGAACTTTAGAAACTCGGTGGAGTATGTGTGTTCTGTTCTGTGTGTTCTGTGTGTTGTAGAGGGCAGTTTACCGGCACTTTCCCCGCACGTATCCGGCAGGGATTCGGCACTTTCCCCGCAGTTTGGCGTTTTTGATTCAATTTCAACCGTTTCAAGCCAATCACAGCCCTCTGAGTTGCACATTAAGAGTGTTTTTTCAACCAGTTTTTCAGACTGCCGGACAACTGCGGCCAAAGTGCGGGGAGAGTGCGGGGAAAGTGCCGTTTGCCATAATTCGCCGCGATTTTTTGATTGAGCCGCGGCTTCCAGAATTGCGACGAAACACCCAAAAACAGCTGGTCCCTCCGCTTGCTGCATGAGGTGAACGTACCCGGGGCCGGAAAGTTTTACTGGAAGGGGTATCCAAGACATGATTTTCATTCCCCTGGTCCTGTTGTTTTCAAAATGCAAAGCCCAATCACGGATGCGGTAGAGAATTGCCATTAAACAGCCTTCCCGTTTTCTCTCCCAGTCTGCGGGAGGTTTTCGCTGCCCTGACAGTGGGGGCCGTGTTGAGAAAGGTCGGGTTGTTCGGCCAGTATTTTCTTGATGCATTCAGCTACCGGAGCCGACAGAGGGTCACCCTTGTGAATGGCGCGGACGTAGCCCATCCCGTAATTCTTGCCCATCCTCCGGTTAACCTCTTCGGTAAGGGCTCGGTAATTGAACTTTTGCTGAATGAGATTCATCTTGACACCCGTGTTAAAGGTTTCATATTTTAGGCCGATGCTGTATTGGCGACAACATAAATATACTCGATTCTTTCTGAGATGTCAAATAAATTCTCATAATAATCTGAGAATAAAGGATTTATGACTCCCAAAGAAGAGACAAACGCTTTACTTGATGAGCTTCTTATTCTTTGTAAGTACAATACTGATACTGATTTACGATTATTTTTGTCTAAAAAACTACGAAAGAAAATAAGTTCTAGTCTTTTCTCTGGATGGCGAAAAGAAGGATTAAAAACCTACAACAAGCTCTAACCTCTCAGGAATATCAGAGATTATTTGTAATCTGCCCAACCCAACGCGTCTGCCGCTCGTGGTGGGGTGGATCGGGGCTCGGACGAGGCGTTACGGGGCTCAGAACCCAAACCGATTATAGCGCCTCCTGCGCAGCCGGGCGTAATGGAGCGTATAGAGGTGTTAATGGGTAGGATAGAGCCGGCCCTGATCCGCGTGGAGCGATTATTGAAAACCCCAGGGATCGAGCATGCGTGCGAGGAATTGGATTCTATAGGCGCACTTGAAGTGTTACAACGGCACCAGTCACAGGACGCCAATGGCGGGCAAACGCCCAAAAACAGCCAAGGAAAACGAGGCGTAGCGTGATGCGCGGGTCAAGGTGCTGCACGTTCTCGTTATCGGCAGTGGCAACGCAAAACGTCAACAGTATTGAGTTGGTGCGGGTTAACAAATAGGCGCGGAAAATAGGTGTGTTTTTGTAGAACGAGAATATGTGTTGCAATTTGTGAAGAAATGGGTTAGGTTTGGAGAAAGAGAGGCAAACATGAAATCTTTTGTTACGGCATGCTTATTGGTTTTCGTTATTCTTCTGTTTGTCCCGTCCCAAGGGGAAAATCGGTATAATTATTATGCCGAATATCTTACATGGATGACGAGGGTTTGGAATAGTTATGCAATAAAAGACTATCAAAAGGTTTACAAAAATCAATATCCAACACCTTACGACTCTACCGGAGCGTATAGACCTTTTCTAAAAACAGAAATGGCGAACTATGTCAAAATGGCTTATGATGAGACCGGGATAACTCCTGAATATCGCAGAGCTCTTGACGTGACGTTCAATAAATTTTATTTCTTAAACGAAGACGGAACCTTTAAGGGGTTAGAGCCGGGCGAATTAATGTCAATTCTCGGGAGGTAAAATGAAAAAGCTTTTAGTCTTCATGTTTTTGTTATGGAGCATTTCAGCTGCATACCAGTGCAGTATGTGTCGCGGCCGGGGCGAGGTTGTTTGTTCGTACTGCAAGGGTTCTGGTTGTGCGATGAGGTGTTTAACATGTAAAGGTACGGGAATCGTGATGCAGAGATGCATAACCTGCAGAGGTTCTGGGCAATTGGCTTATGGGGCCTCCTGCTATTCTTGTGGTGGCATGGGTTTCACTCGGGAATCTTGTGGGTTCTGCAATGGGACTGGTTGTGGAAATCAGTGTTATACCTGCGGCGGAACGGGTGTTGTGTCCTGCACATTCTGCGCTGGGACTGGACAAAGAGAATAGTTTTTCCATAACATTTTCAACGGAAAAGCAAAACCCGCCAAGGAGCGGGTTTTTTGTTGTTAAAAGAATATTCTTGACTTACCCGAAAATTAATCCGCATAATTGTTGTAAAGGAGCCAGTACATGGCAACCGATAACGAACCGAAAAAGAAGCACCCCGGAGGCAGGCCGCCCGAGCCCATGACAAAGGCACAGCAGGACGCGGTGCTCGCCGCCATTGCGACGCAGGGCAGGTCGAACACGCGGATCTGTTTGGAGCTGGAAGTGAACGTGAACACGTTCTACAACCTGCTGGACTCGGACGCGGAGTTTCTAAAGAAGTATCAGCTAGCCAAGCAGGCCCAGGCTGACGCGCTCTTTGACGAGATACTGGATATCGCGGATGATGCGAGTTCCGACGCCTATTACAACAGCAAGGGTGATCCGATCATTGACTTCGAAGTGGTTAACCGATCGAAGCTGCGGGTAGAATCCCGCAAATGGATGGTGGGCCGCCTGAATCCGAAGAAGTACGGCGACAAGCAGGAGGTCACGGTCCTGGACGGCGGCAAATCCGAGGCGCAGAAGGCCTGGGAGCAGAACAAGAAGGACCTGGGGCTCGACAAAGCAAAGAAGAAAAAGAAGAAATAAAAAATGGGGAGTAACTTCAATTTTGCGGAAAGCGAGGTAACGACATGGTGACATAATCTTTATGAATTTCTATTCTCGCACCGCAAAATGCGAGTTACTCCATTACCCCAAAGGCCATTCCAGGCCGGAAACGATCTGGAATGGCCTTTTGTTTTTGGAGCGTAAATGAACACATCGGCGAAATGGATCAAGCTGTTCTGCCGCGAGAAGGTGGGCGCAAAAAACCTGACCTGCCGGAACTATCTCGGGGACCTGCGCATCGACGTTCCCGGCACCTCGCGCCATTACTGCAAGAACTGCAACCACCTGATTGAATTCGAAGTCACCCCTTCGGGCGAAGTCTCCTTTGAAGTCCTGCCCAAAACATACCGTACCGAGGCCCTGGACTCGGTCGCCATGGTGAGGAAATAATGGACCAACTCATTCAGACCGGCGCGAAGAACCCCGCTGACAGGCCGACCATGACCGAGCGGGTGCAGATGGTTGTCCAGAACTGGACCAGGGTAAAGCAGTATCACCAGCTCAACATCGACAATTCCATTGAGAACTGGCGGTACTACTTTGCGAAGAACGCGGCGCAGGGGCTTGGCCAGTACCCCAAGAACGTGGCTGACATGCTTCTGGCCTCTTCGCGGCAGCTCCACCAGTACAACATCATCATGCCCACCGTGGACAGCCTCGCGGGCGCGCTCCTGCAGATGAAGTTTGACCCTGAATTCATTCCCGTGAACGACCTTGCGACGAGCCTTACCGAAGCGGTTGAGAAGGCCTACCACTCTGACAAAGAGATCATGGATTGGCCGGGAACCTGGCTTGATGTCGTCACCGGGGGCATGATCCACGAGGGTGTATGCAAGATGGTAATTTCGGATAAATTTGACCCGCTCGGGAACATCGGCTTTGAAACCAGCCTGCCGGGCATGACCTTTTCCGATCCGACGTGGAAGAGTTGGAAATCCAGCGATTGTAAGAAGGTGTGGCACGAGGCCTGGTTGGACGCGGCGCAGCTCGTTGTCCAGTATCCCGAGATGAAAGCGGAGTTGGACTTTTACCTGAAACAACTCAAACTGAACGGCATGGAGTATGGGCCGTTTTCCGGGGTTATTCCCTACCAGACCGGCACGGGCGTCTGGGGCAGCGCCTTCCGGATCATCGAGGAGTACGAGGTTGTCAGCGAAACGCGCAAGGTGGATTACGTGCTGACCCCGGACGGGTCCGTCATTATTCCCGCGGATGTGCCGGACATGGAAAAGATTGCATGGCTGAATCAGAACGTACCGGATTGGCAGCCCGACCTTGTTCACGAAAAACCCATCAAGGAGGAGATCTGCTACATGCGCGCCGCGGCCCCGGAGATCAGCGGTCTCGATCTTCTGCAGGACAAGCCGACCGAAGTGCAGATTCAGGCGACGCCCTGGAAGTTTTATTCCGCGTCCAGGTTCAACGGGGAGCCCCATTCCGTCGTGGACTCAATCAAGGACGCGCAGCAGAACATCAACTCGTGGGAATCCCTGATCACCTATAAGATCCAGGTCGAGGGCGGCGGGGGCAGCCAGTTCGCGGACGCCTCGAAGTTTCAGAGCGACAGCGTGTACAACGACTATGTGGCAAACAGAAATAATCCCAAAAAGGTTTTCCGCCTCAAACCCGGAGTGGATCCGGGCACCGTAACCGCCCCTACTGTTAAAAGCCAATTTCCGCAGGAGGCATACAGTCATTTAAACCATATCCTGCAGGTCATGCTTCCGATGATCTCAAAGGTCACGCCCTCGTCGGTGGGCCGTTCGGAGGCCAACCAGCAGCAGATGAGTGGACGGCTGTATGAGATGATGAAGATTCAGTCCGACGCGCAGGCGTACACGCTCCATTACGGCCTGCGCATGTTCATGAACGACATCGCGGAGTCCTACCTCCTCCAGGTCCCCAAGACCTACAGCAACGAAGCGCAGCCCCGCTCGTTTCCGTTAAACGGCGGGAAAGAACGCATCACGCTCAACGAGCCCGTTGATCTTCCGGATGGGTCACAGGGTATCAAAAACGACGCGAGCCAGCTTGAGGTGCTGCGTCATAAGGTCATCATCAGTGAAAAACCGGATTCGCCGGCCACGCAGATGGACAACATCGACACCTTTACCAAGCTGATCACAGCCTTTTCTAGCAACCCGGACAAATTTGTCACCATCAACAAGCTCCAGGGAAAAATCATCGAGAACCTGCCCCAACTCTCCCAGGAGGACAAGGAAGAACTGGAGGCGATCAACGCCAAAGAAATCGAACTTGAAATAGTCACTCTTGAAGCGAGACTTATTAACGCGCAGATAGCACTTAAAACCGCCCAAGCCCAACTGCAGGCCATCGAAAACCCGCCCCCACCCCCGCCCCCACCCCCTTCGAACGATCCCAAGATCCTCGCCGAACAGGCGGCAGCGGCCACAGGCGGTAAAGTGTCCATCTCGTTTGCGGCCGGGGGCAAACCCGGCGAGCAAGGAGCGCCTCAAAGTTTACCCATGCCCGCGGCACCGCCACAAGCGGCCCAGGCGCAACCCATAATGCCTAACGCGCCACAAGCGCAAGGAGCAGTCACATGAGTCTAGTAAAGGACGAAAAGACCGAAAAGGTCACATTTAATTCTCTCGATGAGCTTAAAAATGCACTCAGGACCGACAAAGCCCTGGGCGCGGAGCTTATCGCGGATGAAAAAGCATTTTACGAGAAGTATCTGGCCAAAGCGGAGTCCGCGAGTGCGGACCCGAAAAAGCCGGAACCTCCCGTTAAACAGCCGGATGACGAAGAAATTACCGTCAAGGTCCGCAAGTCCACACTTGGATCCTACGCCAAGAACCGCACGCCTGAAGAGGCTGTTGTGGAACTGGCGCGGGGAAAGAGCGAATCGGACAAGACCATCGACTTCCTGAAGAACCACAAACTGCCGGGCGTGGAAGAGGAGAATATAAACCTCCGCGCCCAGACCCTCACCCTTAAGCAGGAGCTTGAAGCGTACAAGAAAAAGAAGGACGCCGCGCCCGCGGCGAAACCTGTCGAAGTCGCGCTTCCCGCTGACCTGGAGAACCTCGACCTTCTGGACCCTGACGCCCAGAAGAAGGTGATGGACACGTTAAAGCAGTTTTCCGCGGCCCTCAAGAGCACCCAGGAACAGAACCAGGCGCTTAAAAGCGAACTGGACGGCCTCAAAACTGACGTTACAAGCGCCAATGAGAGGACAAACGCCCGGGAGACTGAGGAGTCGCTCCGTAACAAGGTGGCAAGCGATCTGTCTGAAATCGACACAATCCGCAGACAGAACCCCGACCTATTCGTATCCCAGAGACCCTACGAGGCTATCCAGGGCGATTACGTCGCGTTTGTCGATGATCTCTGCCTGATCGCGGGGGTCAAAGGGCCGGTCCGTGACGACAAAGGGGAGTTTACCCCGGAGGCGCGCGCGGCCTACGCCCTGTACCATGACGCGGAAAAGGGAAAGGAACTGAAGGAAAAGTGCGACAAAGAGGGCGTCGCCCTGCCGGAGGATTTCGCGGACATGATGCGCATGCACGAGATCCGGACGCAGAAGGTACGGATAATTAACTCGGCAACCGGTCGTATTGAAGAACACCCGCTCCCTCTCGAAGACGCGGTAAAGCAGTATAAGAAACAGAACGAACTTTCCCCGGACAAGGCCCGGCTCGAAGGAGTCAAAAAGGGCCACGACGCCTATAATAAGGCCGTTGAAAAACGGGCTCAATTTGCCAAAGAAATACGCGCAAGCCAGGGCGCGTCGCCCGTGGACTTAAGCGCGGTGACTGCGGCGGAGGTTCGCGACATGTTTCTCGTGTATGACAACAGCGTCAAGAAGAGGAAGCCGGACCAAACCACGAAACAAAAACTTGAGCACATTCTCCGCAACGTCAATCCGCCATGGAGCGAAGCGGATATTGCTGCTCGCTTAGGAGGCTAACTTATGGCAATCGTCGGAACCCCCACCGCGCTCGAAGCAACCGAGCTTCGAAAAATAGCGGTTGACACCAAACTGCAGTCGGACAGTGTACGTCCGAGTATTTTCACCGCTGTCAAGACGGACTTCAAGTCCGTGGGCAACGAGATCATCATCACGAAACCCGGCCTGGTGCTGGACGTGACCAACGTGGGCAAAGGCCAGATGGGCCAGTCCGTCCGCATCGGTATGCGGCTCCCTCTCGACAAACGCGCGCGGTACGGAGACGAGACCGTTCTCTCCCACGAGGACGAATCCGTTCTGCTTTTCACCGAGGCGTTTTACAACGAGATCAAAAAGGGTGTGAAGATGACCACCTACGGGTACAACGCCAACGACGTGGCTCCGTACTCGTTCAACGAGGGCTACAGCGACCAACTCTCCAACTTCCACGCCGAGAACAACGACACGCGGTATCAGCAGGCGATTGTCCAGTCCTATTCCGAGGAACTCACCTACGCGCCCGTGTCCAAGAAACACCAGTTCAACAGCAACGTGGCGCTCCCGAACCAGGCGTACGCGAGTTATCCCGCGTGGGACAAGGATGACCTGACGCTCTCCGAGAGCGCGGCAGATTCCCTCGGGTACACGACCCGGACGTACAGCGGCGCGACCGCGTTTGCCGAGAACCTGGCCGCGGCCATGCTTGCCGCATCAGGGACCGGTGCCACGCCGAAGGCCACGCTCACCGTGGACTTCCTCGCGGAAATCACCACGAACGTGGTGGACTACCACATGGTGGAGCCCATCATGCTCGACGGCGTGCCGAGCTACATCTTCAAGATTTCGCCGAAGGTGGCGGGATGGATGAAGAACCCGAACAACACGGGCTCGCTCGCGAAGTATTTCATGGACATCGCCGCGTACAAAAAGGGCGAGGAACGGGATCTTCTGCCCGGCGAATGGGGCCGCATCTTCGAGCAGTTCGTGCTCATCGTGGACGCCAGGACCCCGACCCTGACCGTGGGCGGAACCGCGGGTTCGTACACGATCGTTCCCGGGTACATCTGGCCCGGAAACAACGACGACCGGAACAACGCGGCATGGAGCGCCGCTTCCGGTGCCACGAACTACGTGTTCAGCGCGTGCTCGATCCTGGGCGCGAACGCTGTCATGAAGTACACCCGCGACAACATGCGCGGCGGCCTCGTCGAAACGACCGAATACGACCAGATCAAGGGTATCTCCACCTACATGGGTGAAGGCATCATGATCCCGGCGTTCGACAAGCACACCCAGACCGACACAAGCCGCGTGTACCGCGGTTCGTGCCTGGTGCCGGTGAGCCACGCGACCATCGCGGCGCACAGCTGAAGTTCGAGCGATTAAGGACAAAGGGGGGCCGCCGGGTAATCCGGCCCCCTTTCTTTAAAAACCAATAACGCCAATACAGGCGAGAAAGAGAGAAACAAAAATGGAACCACTCAACACGCTTACCAACACCGTGCCCTGGATGGACAAGGCCCACCAGGCGGTAATCCGGGCGGGACTCGGGCTTTTTGAACTACGCCTGCCGTTTAAGTCCATCCGCGACAGGCAGGTTTACGGACCCTTTGACGTGGAAGTGAACGAAGAAACCGACAGGTCGCTCCGTTCGCGGTTCCGCGCGAAATGGTTCACGGGCGTGGATGCCTACGTGTCTTTCAGGGTGGACGACGACGGCAACGGGCTCGCGTGGCTCGTGGACGACATGTGGTGGCACAACCGCATCTACCTGATGGATTCGCCGCACCTTTTGAACGTGGTGAACCTGCACACGAAAAACGGCTTTATCCCCTCTTCCGTGGTGCTCGCCGAGATCGCGGCGCTCCGCCGTGCGCTCAAGGAAGAGCGCCCCATGTTCGAGATTTTCAAGGAGGGCAAACGGGAAGGATGGGACTGGGCGTGGACAAGGGAAGAGGCCGAAGCCAAGATCAAGAAAGAACAGTATGTAACCCCCCAGTTTGACCAGGCCACGGGCAAACTCGTTGCCATTCCCGGCAACGTCACGGCCTTTGAGATCAGGTCCGGCTCGCGTCTGGAGTACAAACCGAAGATCGCGGAACTCATCATGCGATACCGGCAGATGGAATTCGGCTGGACCTCCTGCCAGGAGTTTCAGGAGATGGTAAAGGCCCCCGTGATCGAGGAAATGAAGAAGATCCGCACGGCCCTGAACGGCCAGCAGCAGGGGGGTATCAGCCCCGAGATGCTCGCTTCCTTACGCGAGTCCATCAAAGCGGACATCATGAACGAGATCGCCAAGGCGGGCGATGCCCGCGTTTCCGGGGAAGCCCAGACAGCGGCGGCTGCCGGCAGCGTACCCGAAACTACGAAAACCAACGCGCCCGCGGCGAATATCTACAAGCGCTGGGAACTGCAGAAGATGACCGCCCCCGCGCTTGTGAACCTGCTTGCCAGTAAGCAGATCGTGGCCACGGACATGAACAAGGCGGACATGATCGAGGCGGTCATGGGGTGCAACCCCAAGAACGAGGAGGAGGTTTCCTAAGATGAGCATACCAGCCCTCATTGATAAGATCGCCCCCTATGCCAAGGGGTGGAACCGGACCGGAAACAAAAGCATCCTCGACCTGATCCAGCAGGGTCAGGATGAGCTTTTTGATTACGATTCTCCCTCCATGCTTTTTTACCCGACCGACAATGAGGGCTACCCTCCCTATCTCAAGACCGTGGACGGCACGTTCCGGTATGACATCAAGGACGCGAATTTGTCCTCCCCTATTGCCGTCACGATCGGCGGGGCCAGCCGGTCGGTGCGCTGCCGGCGGGTGGAACGGGTTTTTATCGATTCCACCATGGCGGACTACACGGTCCAGGTGCAGGGCGAACCGTATGCCTACAACTTCCCGAACCAGTGCGGAAACAGTATCGCGCGCCTGCAGGTGGCGAACATTCCCATGCGCTCCTTTCCGGCCCTGGAAAGCACGGACGCCTATGTGCAGCTCCTTCACAATCCCGGCACCACCGCGGACAAGTATTTCGTGGAATTTGTCTGGGAGCCCCCGCGCTTAACCGGCGAAGGGATGCCGCTCGTGATACCCCAGACCTACGAGAAGGCCCTGATGCGGTATGTTCTGGGCGAGATCCAGTTTTTGTCGAACGCCAAACCGAACGAACTCCAGCAGGAGTTTGAACTCATTTGGAAACCCCGCTTCCGCGCTGAGATGGGATACGGGGTGCAGCTTTCGAGCAATGAGACCACTCCCCGCTTAATGTGAGGAACGGATGAGCGCACGGCGGAACTTTAACCCGGTTTCCGAACAGTTCAACAATCGCCAGATTGTGCGGGGAAGCAAGGGCTTTCCCAAAGGCGCGTTCGACGATATCCCCGGGCCGTCCATTCCTGAAGGCGGGATCAAGTACAGCGAGAACTACCTCCTCTTTCCCGATCGTGGGGAACCGCGGGGAGGCACCAAGCGGTGGTCAGATACTCCTTTACCATCCCTGCCCGGCCGCACCGGTTACACCCTGTCGAAATACCGCACGACCGTACATAAGACCGCGGGCGCGGCGTTTGTGGCCGGGGACGTGGGTAATTACATCGTGTATGACAACGGGAAGGTTGACCTGATAACGGCGTACCTCTCGGCGGACGAGGTGAGAGTCGCCGGAAGTGACCTGCGCCCGGACTCGACCGCGGCTTACGTGCGCGGCGCGAAGTACGGGTTCTTCCATCACCCGGTGAAGAACAAGCTCGTTCTGCACATTGACACGCGCTTCTTCTGGGCGGACATCAACATCACCGCGTGGACCGAATGCACGCCGGGAAGTTCGGCGGTCCCCGCGAAATCCGCGAGTTCCGCCGCCATCCTGGGCGACAAGATGGTGGTGTTCAATGAGAACGGGATTTTCTCCATTGATCTTTCAACGAGCCCGTACTGGTTTTACAAACTCAATACCCCGATCGCGAGGTCGATTACCCTCCCCTTTGACGAGTCCTTCAGGTCTTCCGCGAACGTGTACGGCTACCGGTATGTTTACACGCTTGTGCGCCTGGGCGGAACAGGACAAAACCGGCAGAGAACCGACAGCGGGGTGACGCTTGACGCTGAAAGCGCGCCGATCGCGCCGGACAGCAGCACCTTCCGGGACTACTGCGAGAAGTGGGAAGACATGCCCGTGGGCGCGGGCGAGGATAAGTGCGCGCTTCGCAGGGGACCTACGGCCCTTCCCGGGGCGTTTGATACGCTGACGGAACTTGCCGCCGTTGCCAACGGCCAGTTCGGCATCTCCATTACAGGCGGGGCGAGTACGAACATCCAGTGCATTTTTACGGGCATCACCTCCTGGGACGAGGCCGCGGAGCGGATCCAGGCGGGCCTTCAGGACCAGTTCAGCTCGCTTCTTTGCGCCTGGCGGGGCAGTTATTTCGAGATCAAGGATACTGACATCGACAGCCAGATAACATCAATTGCGGCGGGCGCGAGCGGCACGGACATCAGCGGCCTGTTTACCGGCAGCGGGGCCTTGTCAACCCAACCCTTCGTTGATGCGCCGCTGAACATGACGCAGAACGACGTTTACTGCCCGGGTGGCGCGGACCAGTTCACCCACTTTGGATTGTACCGCACCATGGATCTGGGGGATAACGGGATTGATCCCATCAGCGGCGCGGCCAATAACACAGAGCTTTACGTCTGGGTGGCGGACGTGCCGATATGCAAGGCCGTGAAGGTAACCGTCTCGGGAGGGGTTTGCAACGCTTCTGAAGGGGAGTTCCGCGCCGCTGATGTTGGAAGCGCCATTTATTTCAATACAGGAACAACGCCGAAAAGCCTACTCATTACCGCGTACACGAGTCCGGCCAGCGTTATAGTACAAGGGGAGGACGTTATAACCGAAACCGTGGGAAGCATTGGGACCGGGTTTCCCGCGGCTGACCGCGAGTACGGCCACAATCTTGTGGGCTCGCAATCGGGCACGACCCTGACGCTTTCGGTAATGAGCGGATACGTCGGGGGGACAATCTTCTGGGCTGATGGTACAAAGTCCGTTATCATCGCCCTGGCAAGCGACACGAGCCTGACGGTTTACCCGGCCGCTACGTTTACGGACAAGGCTGGGTGCTACTCTCCCACCGTGCGCGCCTTCTCCGATACCATTTCAGACGCGATTTTAAGGGACCGGGCAAACGGCTTTTCCCTTTCAAACAGGCTTTGGACAAGCCTACCCACGGACTCGCGCTGCGGGGTAATCGGCAGCGGATTTATGATCACCGCGCAGAGAGACAGCGGCACGGTCAATTACTGCCAGCTCCCTGACGGCGAGGAATATCTCGCGGGTTACAATTACGACGAAAAGCAGTTCCTCCGGGTGAACGACAATATCCGGGCGCTTCATATTCTCGGGGACATGCTCATTATTTTCTGCTCCCATTCGATCGTTGGCGTGGCGCTGAACACCTTCGGCGAGTACACCATTCCGAAGATCAATTTCGCGGTGATCACCCTTTCCTCGCAGAGCGTCATTTCCGATGAGCTGGGGTGCCATGATTACGGCAGCATCACGAAAATTACGAAGACGCGGGCGATTTTCCGGGCGAACGACCAGACCTGGCGGATGATCTCCTATGACGGCGCGGGGGTGACGATTTCGGATAATCTGGCAAAGGACAGGATTCAGAAAAGGCTGGATAAACTGGTTGGAATTACGGCGACCTGTTACGACAAGATCAACGGCCTCATGGTTTGGGGCTCAAACGTCAAAATATAAAGGCCATCAAAGGCCGGAAAGGCAGAAGAAAATGAAAGCTACAATGACGCATGTGGCGGTGGACAAGCTGGTCTCGGGAATCAATGAGATCAACCAGGCGCGGGACGTGACCGCGGGCAAGGGGCAGATTCTATCCAACCCGGTAAAACTTCCGGCGAGATTCAATTACGCTCTGAACCACACGCTGGCCCTTCTGAAACCCGCGCTCGATGCCATGCGCGAGACGAACAAGAAGACCTTCGCGGATTTCAACAAAGCCAAGGATGCGATCCAGAAGGAGTTTGAAGCGCTTCCGCCCGCGAACAGGGAAGACAAGAATGTCCAGGTTTCCTACAACGAACGCATTCTTAAACTCCAGAGCGAAACGCACAAGGATAAGTTCGAGGAATGGAAGACCTTCATGGAGAGTGAGACCGAGGTTGATATTCACAAAATCAAACTTGCGGAAGTTCCGGACGCGCTCTCCGGGGACCAGATGGCCGCGATCTTCTCGCTTATCGAGGAGTAAATGGGTCAGCCAACCAACGTATCGTACCGCCTTGCCGTGGAGCCCGATCAGGGGACCGGATGGATTGAAAATACCGGCATGGACTGGCTATACCCAGAGGATGGGCCGTGCGCCGTTACCGTGTTCGACAGCGACGGCCAGGCGCATACGTTGGTGCTCGACCAGGACGGATACGCTTATGACGTGTCCGGGCGCGAAGGCGCGGCAGGCGGCATGGTGGCGAAGATCTGGAAGGATAAGATGTCCACCATCGGCGCGGGCGGCACCGCGGTTGTGCCCTCTCTCCTCTTTGCCGAGGACATGGGGACCTTTGAACATTACTTTGAGCGCCTGCTTGAGGGGCACCTGTTCTTTGATCCCTATGACCGCGGGAAAGCCGGCGCGGGCGGCTACGACGGCGTGGGATACCCTGACGGGCTGGAATTCGACGTTGACCTCTTTGTTGACGGTGACACGGAAGATGTGTCCGTGGAGGCGAAACATATCCCGCGAAACGGGGACCTCTGCTTTGACAAGGACCGGGAAGCCAACCGCATGCAGATCAAGCTTACCGCGAACATGGGCGAGCACTTGGTCCGCGGCAGGCTCTTCTATTACGAGTCGAGCGACCGCCCGGCCAACCCCGACGACCTCGTTGATACCGAGATGGACCACCAGACCGCCCTTGCGGGGAACAACTTCAACCTGGTGAGCATAAACGGCGTGCGGTTGGACCGGTACGCCGGAAGCGTGGCCCTGGAAACGGGTGTCCCCGTGATCGAGGTTGTGGCCGGCCCGGACGGGGCGGAAAGCGCCCTTTCGTTTACAGGCGCACAAGGCTTGTCCATAAACACACCAACCTACGCCGGGGATGTGACCATCAATATCTTCCTGGGACAGGGGATTGCCTGCCCCTGCACGGTGCTGCAGTGGGCGGGACTGACCATCTCCGTGACGAAGTCCGGGGCGGTCTATTCGGTGGTCTGGGCGGATGGGGCGAACACGAAGACCCAGGCGCTTACGTGGAACGGAACAGGGTGGTGCCTGGTGGCGATCACGAGAAGCGGGATAAATTTGATGTTCAGGGAAGGGAGCGGAGAATAATGCTGTGTTTGCGTGACCCCAAGCTCGCCGAGCGTCTCGGTGCCCGTTTTGACAGCGGGATACAGAAGATCATCAAATTCACCGAGGACGGGTCGACATATTCGCCACCCCGCCCATGCCCCGCCCGCGATGACCAGGAGGCGCGATAATGCTTTACTTTACCGCTGATTTATCCCTTATCCCTGCCGGTACTCTTTGCCGCGTGTTCGGCCAAATCCATGACGGGCGCACTGTGGTTGAAGCTCGCGACCCTATCGCCGTTGACGGTCTTGAGCCGTGGGACGGTATGCAGGGCAACGGCATACCCATTGGCATTGACGACAAGACCCCTGGCAAGTGGGAGCCGTGGGAGAACAAAGAGGCGAAGGACGTTGACGCTCGCATAGACAAGGCCGTTGAAGAAATAGCGGCACTGTCTTTTGTGTACCCTGCGAAAGTGTCTGCAAAGCTGAAAGGCGTGGTTGACAAAAATACCACAGAGGGATTACTGAAAGCGGATGGCGCTGACATTACTATTAATGCGCCGAATGGGTGGAAGAAATGAACCGCTATTGTAAGCTAGATTTACAGACAACCGCCACGGTAACCACGTTTACCGATTTACGTAAAACCGCTACGGCTTTTGCAAAAATAGCGCAAGACTGGACTTCGGGCGTAACGGGTAAGTTCACGGGCGCTACTATCGCTATCCGTAAAGTGGGAGCGCCAACCGGAACATGCACTTTAAAAATCTATGCGGCAAACGCAGTACCGGAAGGCGGCGCTTTACTTGCAACATCTGATACTTTTGACGTATCAACGCTTACAACCTCCGCTGTTCAGAGGGCTTTCTATTTCACATCCGCGCCATTTGCTATCACCGCTGCAACGCAATATTATGTTGTTCTTGAAGGTACTTTTGCAGTATCCGCTACCGATTATGTTCAGGTTTGCGGGTCTGCCGCGTCCGCCTATGCGGGCGGTACGCTATGGACACATAATAACACCTCTTGGAGCGCGGTTGCCAATAATGACATGAGCCTGTCCGTGTTTACCAACGCCGATGGCGGCTTCTTCGACCTTGACACATCCGTAGCCACCTCCGTCCTTCGCACGACCGTGAAGGGCGCGGCTATCGCGGCCACGGATGAAATTTGCTATTACAACGGCATCACGGTTACACAGGACGAAGCATTGACTTGTCTGATTACGCGGATGGGTAAATCCGTTGGCGCTACGGGTACGACCGTTGCGGATGCTACGAGCGGGCAGAGGTCCGGGATCTGGGACAATACGGCGGGATGGCCGACGACGTTCGCTGGTAACGCCACAAATACGAATAGTGGACATTCCAGCGCATTAACAGCGGCCGATGCAACAAGCAAGAACGGCATACTGAAAATCTTGACAGCGACAACGCCATTGGCAACGAGGGCAACCGTGACCAATCTTGGCAATGCGCTTGACACAAATCAGAAGTGGACGATCAATTGGCCGAATGGGCAGGTCAAGATTTATAATATAGATGCGCTCTATTCTTATACTACGCCGTTTAATGCAATTGCAATGGATAGTTCCAAAACCGTGGGGGGGCCGGTTATAAAAAATGGGACTTATGGCGGGTTTATTGCCGGAGCACTCAATCTTATCGCGCTACCTTCGGGAGTTTCTATTGACCTTGCTTGCGATTTTAGATTAAACAGCATAGATTTAACTGGTTTAGTTATGGGTGCATCTGCGTTTACTTACATTACTCGGGTGCTGGCATCAACCCTGACCACGGGTGGGTCAATTGCGCGAGGTGGGGTTAAAATACTTCCTCCCGCATCAGGCACCGGCGGCATTACTTTACTCACGATAATGCACCCCGCTTCTGGTGCGCTTTATGACAATGGCGATGTTCTTTCATTCGCTGATATTCGTCAAACCCAAATAGTTCCTACCGGCCTTGTCCTGACAAACCTCCAAAACGGCACAGCAAAAATTGAGGTATCGAACATCGCCTCGGTTTCCGCTAATGACGAGTTGTGTCTATTCCTTGCCGATGGAACGCCACTATACAAAGTATCCCGCGCTAAATATGAAGCGGCACTTGGCGAGAAAGCGGCCAATAGCGGCCTTGTCGCGTCTTTGCAAATAGGCACGACTTACAGCGGCATCTACGCCAAGTACACAAGCGACCTTTCGACCTATGGCAACGCGTCTGCTGCGGCTGCCGATGTGACGGTGACGTATACCCCAGGCGTTGCGGATGCGCGGCCTATAGGGTATGGACAGGGCGGCAACAAATATACGGGCACCCTGGATAACCTCTTGGCCACGGACGGGGCGTATGTGACGCTGGAGGCAACGAGGAACAACATCCTTACCTTTGCCATTGGCAAGCTCAAGAGCGCCATACAGATTATGCTCAAGGGCACCACGTACACGGGCACGCGCACAGACGCGGCGGCAGGCAATGTGATAGCGGGTAGCGGAACTTACGGCGCGGATGGGACGGAGTTTACGCCGAGCAGTGATAAACTCTACAGCGCGAGCGAGGAGGCGGCGAGGAATGTTGTGCTTGACCAAGGCCTTGCATTAGCGGGGCAAACGTGGAAGCAATTAGGCGCTAATAAGACCGGAACACTTGCGATTATCTTGGGCTTGGATATGCCTCGCGTTCCGCTTGCTGGTGCTGTAGAAGTAACCGCATTTGGTTATGGCTTTACAGGAAAGACCCAAGTGAAGATCGGCGGGTCTGGCGGCACACTTGCCACGGGCCTTAATGTGGTTTCAGACTATGTGATGAAATTCACGGTCCCGGCAAAAGCGGAAGGGGCCTACGATATTTATGCCAGCGGAGGAGCCTTTGATGCGATTAATCAAGGGCCGATGATTGAATACATTGATACGGGCGTTCCCGCGCCCGATGCGCCGACGGGCCTGGACTGTACTGATGTGCGGTCAACGTCTTTTACTCTGATCTGGGATGCCGGACTGAACGTATCGAGCTGGGATGTTTACAAGGACGGCGTATTGTTCGGCAACAGCCTGACGAACAGCCTTTCCATTACGGGATTGGCCGGGAGTACCGCGTATGTGATGACGGTGATTGCGAAGAACAGCAGCAGCTCCCCCGCCTCGGAGCCGAAGACGGTGACAACAGCCGCGCCGGAAGCCGGGTCCCTGTCTCTTCTTGGAACGCAGGTTCTCGCGTCCGTGGTTTCGTTCGGCGGCGCGTGCAATGTGATGTCCCTGCAGACCGGGAAAATATTCGATCTGCGGTTGTATCCGTCAGCGCTCCCGCATGATACGCAGGAGTATTATTACAAGGACGTGGTGAACAATAACGGCGGAGTGGTGATACCCAAATGAGCAATTTAGGCCGCGAAAACGTACCTCTTGACCGCAATATGGCTATTGCGCAGCTTTGGCAGAAGGCCATAGACAACCGCAACGAGATCGAGCGGTTGAAGGGGGACGTGGAGCGGTTTAACAAGGTGATCAAGCCGCCCAATGAGGTAAAGACCAATACGGTGATACGGGGCAGTACGGCGGCGAGTATCACGTATACGGGCCTTTCTCCCATTACGATCGATGGTGACAACCGGATAATGCTGGATTTGGCGTCCGTGAACCACAATTCCCTTGGAGGCCTTCAGGGCGGAAGCGAATCACAGCGCAACCATCTGTCTGACGGACAGATTACCCAATTCAGCGCACCCTTTATCGCACCGCTGTATTATAACTCAGGTGAAGGGGTTCCCTATATCTACCTTTCGTATGACGGGTTTGATTTCGGTCTCGAAGGTGATCCCGATGTCGAAAGTCTTTATATCAAGGATAGTGGAATAGACCATAACGCCTTGAATAATTATTCGGCGGATAGGCACTTTTTACAGACCAGTATCGATCATGTTTCCACGGCACTCACAACCGGAATACTCAAAGTCACAACCGGGACCGGGGCGCTGTCGGTTGTTACCGACAATTCCGCAAACTGGAATACGGCTTATGGTTGGGGCAGTCACGCGACTGCCGGATACGCCCTGGATTCCGCCGTTCTCAAGAAAGATGGTTCTGTTGCGTTGACCGCTGATTGGGATATCGGCGATAATCGGATGATACAGGCCGACAAGATCCGAGCGCGTGACAATGCCGGATTGATGTTGTACGAAGATGGAGGCACCGGGATATTTATTCCGGATGCCAGCTCCGGCAGTGTTGGAATAAATAATACCACGCCGCGAGTAACGTGTTCGTATACCTGGTCCACGGGAACCCATTTAACGGTAAAAAATACGGAAAGCTATGGAGCCCATCTGAATGCGGAGGGCCAGGGCGCGAGATGCAGCCTAATTGATAGCGCGGCATCGGTTAATAGTAAATGGTGGAGCGTTTTAAGTTTGAGCGGTAATCTTACGTTTCAATTAATCAAGGATGATTCGAGCGGATTTACGGGGCAACCGCTTGTTGTTTCGGCTGGAGCCGTTAACGTCGTTGGAGAATTACGGATCGGCGGATCGCGGAAAGATGCGAACTGGGATGCCGCCTATACGCACAAGAGTAATAACGGAACAGACCATTCGTATATCAACCAGGCCGTACTCACAACGAGCACGCCGCAGTTTGCGAAACTTGGTATTGGCGCAGCCGTGGATGCCACGTATGATCTTTATGTAGCAAACCTGGCAAGCCATGATGCCGGAATACGGTTTGGTAATGACGTTTCAACTGGCGGGTATATTGTCCTCGCGTCGGCTGCTTTAGAGTTTTACACTGCGGCAACGAGAAGGATGTATATCACCGGCACGGGCGATGTAAATTGCTTATATGGATTGAGTGTTATTGGCACGGCTCAGATCGACAGGCTTGGCATAGGGCAGGCGGCGACAGCAAATGGTAATATTACCTCCGCAACCTCGGCGGCAAGCAACTACACCTCTCTGGATTGTTATTCGACCACTGATTCAGATTTGAGTGTTCTCTATTTCCGCAAAAGTTCGAATGCCGCGATTGGCACCATTGCCCAAACCGCGGCAGCAGAGGCATTTGGGCAAATCGAATTTGAAGGGGTTAACAGTTCCGGAGCCAGAGCGTCCGGTGGATTAATAAGCTGTGCGCAGGATGGGGATGCAGGATCTACCTATATCCCCGCGAAAATTCAATTTTGGACCGGAACTGGTGCGAGTGATGTGGCCAATAGAATGACCATTTGGAGCACCGGCTATATCGAGACACATTCGGGGTTAGTCGTTGATGCCGCATCTGCGTCTGCCCGTTCTGATTTGATTATAAGTACATCAGGTGCAACCGCCTATAGGGGCGGTCTCTTTATTACAAATGATGGCAGTGCTGTAATCGCCGGTACTGCCGGTGATCATTACGCCTTAAAACAGACAGCTACTTATTGTTCCTCGCCTTCCTTACTCGCATACCGCATGTCATGGGTTAAAGGAAGCGACACCGATACCGACATTGGCAGTGTTTTAACATTTGACAAGAACGGGTATTTAGTCTTAGGGGTTGCCGCTGCGGGTGATAGTCCATTGCATATAATAAAAGCCAGCGCCGGTACGATGGACTGTATAGCCGGATCACTCGTAACGCTTGAGCATGATAACAGCCTGTATTTGTCTATGCTTTCCCCGGCTGATAAATATGTGGGCTTGATCTCCGGTCAACCCGCCGACAACGACAACGGCAAACTGCTCTATTTCAACGGCACCACGCCGGCAGATCGGCATTGGGGGTTTACCTCGGACGCGATTAAAATAGCGGCTGTAGGGTCAACCGGCCTTGTTGTGGATACTGCCGGTGTATCCGCTGCATCGCCCACGTTTCCCGGCGTGATCAGTGCGATACAAAACGGGTCAGATGGTCAACGACCTGCCCTGTATTTGAAGCAATCGGATACGGATTTTTGTATGATCCAGGCGATAGGGACAGAGGGGTCGGGCGCGGGAGTAAATTTCAGCACAACCGCCATCGGTGGATTTACCTATCAGGGAATGATGCAGGTCAAGATTAATACAAACGTCAGATGGATTCCATATTACTTGGCATCTTAACCAAAGGAGAGGGAAATGGAACGGAACTTAGCAAAGAAGAAAAAAGCGCAATCCTTGAGCGAACGATCAAGAGCCTTGAGATGCAGGGTTACGATCTGGAGATGCAGGGCAGGGCGGCGGGCCGGATCGGCAACGAGAAGGGCGCTTTGATTTATAACCACGCCCTGACCTGCCTACAGGTCACCGTTGAAACTGTGAATATTGCCAATTTCTATTCAACAGGCCTGGATGTGTCCGGCGCTGTTCAGTGCGACACTTTGCAGATTGACCAAGCGTTTGCGGCGGGAACAATAACGGCAACTCATACCATTCTGATAAAAGACCAGGACGGAACAAGCTGGAAGGTCCCGTGCGTGGCGGCGTAAAAGGATAATTTTGATAACGGAGGATATTATGGCCAGACCTGCATGGCTGAAACAGCACCTTGAAACAAAACCGAAGTTCAAAGACCAGATCACGGTACTCCCGACAATGCCGCGCAACCCGCAGCGACCGTATTACACGGGTGCGGGTAAAGACGGCATTGTACAGCCCATGATGCCCGCGGCACAGGATCAGACGCAGGTGCATGAAGGCGAGGAAGTGATCCCGGCCAAGACCGTGGCCGAAGCGGGCGGCCCGCAGGCCGTGCGCAGGGGTGTTGAAATGATGACCAACAGGGCGTCCGGCGAGAATACCACGATGCCGAAGGTCACGGGCTACTGCAACGGCGGGGTTATCCGGAAATTCTCGTCCGGAGGCACCATAACAACCGATCCCACAACCATGCCGTCAGTCACCAGTGATCCTGGCGGGGTGATGGCAGCGGCGGACGCGGCGCGGGTGGCCTCCAAGACCATCATGCCGCCCGTACAGACTCCCGAGGGAAGCAAAGCAACCATGCAGGCGAACAGGGCCGCACAGGACGCGGCTTTGGTCACACCGGCAGGAAGCAAAGCAACCATGCAGGCGAACAGGGCCGCGCAGGACGCCGCAGCCGCTGCAAACCCCCTGACAAGCGATCCGGGCGGCCTTATGGCCGCAGGAGCGGCGTCCCGTGTTGCGGCGAAAACCGCCATGCCGTCAGTCACCAGTGATCCTGGCGGCGTTATGGCTGCTGCAGCAGCGGCGCACACCGCAGCGAAAGCAAACCCACCGACCGTTGTGGCCCAACCGGCCGCGGCACCGGCGAACGCGATGCCTGACCTGGTGGCAAACCAGATGCTCCGGAACACGACGGACATGGCAAACGGAAAGAGCCAGATTCTCAAGAACATCGCGAACAACGCTTTCGCGACGCTGAACCCGCAGCTCCAGACGCAGATGACGCTTACCGCCATGAGGATAGCGAACGATCCGAACATGACCGAGGGGGCGAAGCGGACCGCAATGGCCGAGCAGCTCCTCCGCAACGGCGTGGCGCAGTCTGACCTCGCGAACCAGATGGCCGGGAAGGCCATGGACATCGCGGTACAGGCCACGAGCGAGGCGTACAACATGGCGACCGGCGAGCGGAGCTGGAATTACCAGCAGGCCACGGACAAATTAAACGCCATGATCACCGCGAAAGACTACAAGGGGGCCGCGGCAGCCGCGAACGATCTTTACGGGACAAAGATTGATTACTCCGCCGCGATCTCTGACAACAACATCGCCACCATCCTGAACAGCACATCGGACCTGGCCGGACTCTTCCAGAGCGGCCAACCGGTTACGCTCGCCACACCCGCGGCAAGGATGATTCTGCAGAAGATGTGGGACGCGGACCCCGCGAACACCGGGAAACCCATGGACGAAGATTGGGCGCGGGGACAGCTTACGAACATCGGACAAACCATGAGCCCGGCCTGGCAGTTCAAGCGCGGTATCGACAACGAAGCCGCGCTCGGATGGTTCGGCGGGGACACAACGCGCCTTGACAGTTTCTCTTACGGCGGGCAGACAGGCCTTCCCGCGTTCCAGAACGCCATGTATGCGTTCCACACGGGCGGGGCCGTGGCTCTCGATGCGAACGGAAACTTCACGTTCAACGATAAGTCGCCGATCTGGCAGACGTTTATGACCACGATGGGGATGGGCGGAACAGGCGCAGCGGGAACAGGAACCGGCGCTGGAACAACGCCGGCGGCGGGCACCGAGGGACAGAAACGCGACGTCCTGATTGACGGAGCCAGCGTGAACCAGACCTTTCATAACGGTGCATGGTACGCGACGAGCACGCTCCCGAAGTCGGTTACCGGCGCGGCTGCGGGAACCACCGGGACCCCAAAAGCCGGCGACACGAAGAACATGAACGGCAACGTTTACAAGTTTGACGGCAAGACCTGGGTGAAGGATGCCGCCGCATCGAGCGCGGCTGCATCAAGTGCGGGGGCGTCGATTGCCGCGGCGGGACTCGGGACCAAACCTGATCAGGTTGCAACGGGATCTTTCTCGTTCAAGGTGCCGGTTGAAGGCAGCGGCGGAAATCTTTTCGTTACAGCGCCCGGACAACCCGTGGTGGACGCGAACGGGGATGCCGTGACCAATCCGGATAACGGGAACCCGCTTATCGTTAAGGATTTCTCGATGTCAACCGGAAGCAAAAAGCTCGGCGGTTATCTTGAGGATTCCAAAACCGGAGACGTGTTTAAGGTCTATCCCGACACGGGTGAACAGTCCCTTTATTCGTTCGAGGATTACCAGACGGACATCAAAACCGACCCCAACGTCTATAAGGTGCCTCTGCTTGAGGCGCTGCTTCGCAATGACCCCACGGACGGGGACGCCTGGCAAGAACTCAAGGTTGTTGACGGCCTTTACAAACCGGACGGAACCACGGTTGACAATTCCCAGAAGTTCACCCCGAAAAACGGTATTGCGATAAACACAACGGTTGACGCCCTCTTCGCCGAATACAATAGTTACAGCAAGGACCGGTACGGCGATGCGGGAAGAAACAAGGCTGCGGCGGCGATTTATGAATTTCAGAACAACCGCCTTACCGCAATTCTCGACAGCTACAAAAAGTCCGGGGCGAGCGCGGCGCAGATCGAAGCAAAGCGTAAAGAACTCGATGATCTGATGGGCGTGACCGACTGGAAAGGTCAGGCGGACGCGGGAATGCCGGCAAAGACAGTTAACATTCTTGGACATTGGACAAAATAAGGAGATTATTATGGCCGGTACAAAAGTTGAAATGCCTGATCTGACAAGCCTGACGCCGTGGGGCGCGATCGCCACCGGCGCGGGCGGTATCATTAACGCCGTGGCCACCTGGTACGGCGCGAACGAACAGCGCAAGGAGAACGCGAAGACGCGCGCTTCGCAGGAAAGAATGTACAACGACCAGGCCGCGCGTGAAGACCGGCAGTACGCCGGGAACATGGCGTTCCAGCGCGAGACCGCCGCGACCACGGTAAAACTCACAAAGGCGCAGATGCGGCAGCAGGCGCGCGCGCAGGCAGCCGCGGACGCCCTGGCAAAGAAGCAGCTCGCGCTTTCCGAAACCGGCCAGAACGCGAACATCGCTCTTGGAAACCGGTCGGCCACATTGGCCGAGACCCAGAACGCGCAGAATTTTGGGCTCTCGAAAGAGGCGCAGACGGCGAACATCGCGCTCGGGAACCGGGGTATGGCCCTCCAGGAGAAGCAGGCCGAGACCGAGGCGTCGGCCAACAAGTTCAACCAGATCGCCCAGCTCATGACGAGCATGACGCAGTTTTACAATACGCCCGCGGCCCGGCAGAACCTTGCCGGTCTTTACGGCGGATACAGGAGGTAACATGCCAAACGTCCCTATGCCTCAGCCCAATGATGTCGCCTCCCTGTACTCAAACGCCGGCAAGGCCGCGGGTGCGGCGGTACAGGACATCGGCACAGCGGTTGATACCTATAACGAAGTGCAAAAGTGGAGGGCCGACGAGAAGAAACGCGTTGAGTTGCGCCAAGCTCTGCTCACTGAGTACAAATTTAAGCCCGAAGACATCCCGGAGAAGACCTCTTTTGACGAGTTGGCGCGGATTTCCCATAATCTACAACAGCTCGACGGCGCTCACGATAACGCCACGAAGAACGGCGCGACCGGGATTCCCGAGAAGCAGCAGGCGCGGATTTACGCCCTTGCCGACAAGGACCACTTTTACAAGGGACTCGGTACCTTGGAAGAGGCGGCGCAGAAGGCGGCGAAGGATAGGGCGACGCAGCAGGCACAGACCGGGAGCGCGGAACAACTCAAAGGACTTTCCGAGGGGTTGAACAAGGATATGCCCCCGGCCCAACCTATTTCCATGGGAGCGGACAAATCCTTGTTCGCGGGTGCCGGATCCGGCGATCAAACCAGGATGCCGCAGCTCGTGGGGCAGGACGCCCGGAACGCGCCCGGCGGGAAGATCGGTAACGAGGTGCCAAGAGAGACGGCGCAAAAGGCCATGATGCAGGCGATCGACAACCCCGAACAGGTCGGCCCGCAGACGCAGGAGACCTTTCTTGGCCAGTACCGGATAAAAGACGAGATTCCCCAACCCAAACCCAAGCCCCGCAGCGGGACGGATGACAGCATCAAGGACAACCAGGTTGTTTCGTTTTACAACCAGGCCAGGCGCGACAAGGCGGGCATTGAAAAGACGATGAAGCAGACGAAGCTCGATATTGACAGCGCACAGGGCGAACTCGACCAGATCAAATCGGGAACGCATGAAAAGATCGCGCAGACAGACACCGCCGCCATTGCCAAAATGACAGCCAAAGTCAACGACCTGAAGGGGGAACTTGAGGGATACCAGAACGACTGGGGAACCTATGACTCCGAGTTTCAGAGTTGGGGCGAAGAGGCCAGGCGGCGCAATTTGCCGATCGGCAAACCCGTCGTGACCAAGAAAAAAGAGGCAGCAGCGGCAGCGGGTCTTGTTAAGCCGAAGTCCGGCGCAACACTCAGCCCTCAAGAAACGGGCGCGATTTCCTGGCTCAACGACCCGAAGAACGCGCAGGACCCCCGGTATGGTTCCATCCTCGATAAACTCAAGGGAAAGGTCGAATAATGACGTTCGATCCGGATGCGTTTCTGGCGGAGCCCGCGCCCGCGAAATCTTTTGACCCCGACGCTTTTTTGTCCGGTGCGCCGGACAAGCCCAATCTCGCGGATGTTAAAATACGGTCCTGGTCCGAGGTTTCGCCGCCCGTGGGAAACCCCAAGCCCCTTACCGAAACCCCGCAGAGTACCGCGGTTGCCGGAACAGCGGCGTTTGATCCTGATCCTGACGCTTTTCTCGCGGACCGCCCGGAAGTAAAACCCTTCCCCGAAACCACCATTGCCGGTACCACCGAGAAGCCTTTAAAGGATTTCGAGAAGCGCATGCAGGATCCGAACGCTTTTATCACCAATCCTGACGGCACCATCAGCACGCATAAAATGGCGTGGGGACAGGCGGGAGGCAAGTTTATCGCTTTCCCGACCATTGTTCCGGTGGACGGAGAGCTTAAACAATTGGGAGTCAACGACGCGGCGGACTTTGCGATCAAGAATAACGAGTACAAGAGTTTCGACACGGCCAAAGACGCGGAAACCTATGCCGCGGGCTCATGGAAAGAGGGGACGCCGTTTGCGAAGAGTCCGCAGCCGCAGGAAATTTTCCCCGCCAATGCGCCGGTTGAAACCGTCAAGGCTGAACCGCTGCCGAGCCCGGAAGAGATACAGACAAAGACGCCCCTTGAGATCGGAACGAAGTTTCTTAAGAACACCCTCTATGCCGGGATCGCCGGCGCGGGGGCCGCGGTTCCCGTGATTGCAAGCGCCTTCTCCTGGCCCGTGCGGATGGTAAATGGCGTGCAGGCCGTGGTTGATAATCTGCCCGGCTCGATATCCACCTGGCAGAACCTCAAAGAAACGGCAGGTGCGGGTTTTGAGGGAACGGATGCGGCGCGCATGAAGGGTTTTGATGTGAACGACTTTGACTGGGCCGCGCAAAGGCTCGGCGAAATGATCCAAAACCCCAAGGACGCTGACGAGAAGTTCATTCAGCTCGGCATGAACACAGTGGTCAACCGCGTGGCAGAGGCCTACATTGCCCTGCAGACGGCGGGGCTCGCTTATAACGTGGGAAAGGCCGTTGTCACTCCCCTGCTCGGGAAAGCGACCGAGACGCTCGATAAGATTCTGACGGTCAAATTCTCGCCCGAGGACATGGCCGCGGTGAAACGGTCCATCCAGACGCTCGGCACCAAGGACGGCGAAGCGAACTTCCAGGGATTGAACGAGAAGCAGCGCACCCTGTTCAACGCGATTCAGCAGGACGCGCAGAAGCGCGACATTCTGACCTCCGGGAGGATGACGCGCGGCCAATATAAGCAGTACAAGCCCGGGGAACCGGTTGTTCCGGCAAAGCCCGGGGTATCCGGTGCCATTTCCGGCGAAGTGGCGAACCCGCCCGCTGCCGCCCCGGCTGAAACACCCCCTCCCGCCGCAGCGCCGGGCAAAACAGGCGAAGAGATCTACCGTTCCCTGGTCCCGGAGATCCCTGGGGAGCCCGTAAAGGCCTCTACAGGGCCGGATGTATCCCAATTGGGTACGGACGCAGCCATAAAGGCCGAGCCCCCCCTGGAACCCCCCTCAAATGACTCCAAAACGGGTTTAAATGAACCCGCCGCGATCGCCAAACCGGCAGAAAATGCCGCTTTGGCCAATCCGGACGTACCACCACAGGCCTTTCAGCGCGGAGTTACCTATAAAACCGGTAACGTGGAGACCCTTGGCGAGGACATGGACCACATGACCGGGGTTCCGGGCAAGAATATCAGCGTTGCGCGCGTGAATGCGGCCGCCAAGGGGAATCAAAAGCTCGTTCTCTACTTTGACATCGACAATTTCAAGGCCGTGAACGAAACATACGGCCACGACGAGGGTAATAATGTTCTCGCGGCGCTCGGCGGGGCGCTCCAGGATTATTTCGGGCATGGAGAAATGGGCCGCGTGGGCGGCGAGGAGTTTTACGCGGCGATCGACAACTCCCCTGAAAATGTGCAGATGGCGCACGAGTTCTTAAAAGCCGTACCGGAGTTGGTAACGGTTCACGACCACCCGGTCACGATCAGCGGCGGACTTGGAACGGGCGTGATCCCGACGCAAAAAGGCGGCGAGCGCCTCTATGCGGACAAGCTCCTGAACATGGCGAAAGAGGCCGGAAAGAACCAGATTGTATTTGACAATCATGGAAAAATTGAGTACCTTAAAGGTAAGGAAGGACTGGCGAAACCTTATGTCGACCAATACGACCTACGAAGCCTGGAGGAAACGGCGGGACGAGTACTTGCTCGACCCGACCTTTCGGGACCCCAACGGACAGCCCTTGAAGGAGCCGTACAAGCCGTCCGTGAAAAAAGGTCTGGTCAAATACCGGGGCAAGGTGGTCAACGGGCCAATCTATCCGCCCCAGGTGGCGTCGCATCCGAAACCGTTCAGCCCGCAAGCGCAGATAAAGTAGTTCCGGCCAGGAAGCCCCCCGAAGCACCCCCAAAACAAACCGTTCTCGCGCAACCCAAACCCCCGGCTACACCCGCGCCCGCGTCGGCAATCCCCGCCCCCGTTGTTCCGCAGGACCTCTCCCGCCTTTCAAAAGAAGAGCTGCTCGCGCTCAACAAGCAGGTTGACCAGCACGTCAGCAAGGCCCCGGACAGCGCGCCCGCAGTGGCAAAGAGCGGCAAGCGCATCGTCTCCGCCCTGGAAACCCTCGGGTATGACCAGCGCGGAAAGCTCCTGCCCGTGGAGCGCGCGGTATCCAAGGCCGCCGCGGCGGAATATCACCGGCAGGCCGTGACCTGGCGCGAAAAGGCGCGGCAGATGTACCGGGTATTCGGCGCGGATCCGGCGAGCGTCCTGGTTTATAATCACGGGCTCATTGAGAACGTGCCGGCGTCGCAGCGCACGGCCTTTGTGAAGAAGGTGTTCAACGTCTCAAAAGATGAGACCATGGACAAGGACTTCAGCATCCCGAGCCGCCTGGGTGTGGACAAAATTGCCCAGGATGAGGGGGTGGATTCTGAAAAGATGGTGAACGACGCAGTCTCATTTTATGAGACTGAGCGGAAAGCGCCTCCGAGCAGGGCCGGGGTGGCCCGCAAGATGGTCGAGGAGCAGAAGCAGGAAGAGGCGTACAATAAATACCTGGAGGAAAAGCAGGCGCAGCGGGAAACGCCGGTCTCTTTTTCCCGGTGGCAGGAAGAGAATGGTTTGACAAACGGGCAGGATAAAGGTAGATTAGAGGGTGGAGGAGATCCCAATGCTGCCAGCAAACCTGAAAGAGTCGAACCTGCCGGAAAAGGAGTGGGTGAGACAATACCACGAACACCAGGACAGTCTCCGGGCTCCGATAAGTTGGGGTTGGTCCTGGACCACAGAGGACTACAAGAACCTGGAGCGCAGGAGGCCCTTCAAACTTTCGAGGATGCACTATCTGTCGAATTACGTGGGCCTGTTCCAGCGAATCAGACTCAGATTGTCTCTCCTTCTGGCGTCAATGAAGAACCCATTCGCGCCCTTCAGGAAGTTTTCCCGCACTGGTCTATCCACGTAGTCAGAGTTTCCGAACCACTCATTAAGCGCGTCCCCTTTGATGGCGTTGCGATCAAAGGGCAAATTTTCCTAAACGAATCATCCAAAGACCCAACATTCTGGGTTGTCGCCCATGAAGTCGGGCACGTCATAAAAAGCAAACACCCGGGACTCTATGCAAAAGCAAAGGCGGATTTTTTAAGCAATCTGTCAGATGACGGAAGGATGGAAATCAAACGGCGTGCGGTTGCGGAAAGCGTGGGGAAAAGATCCGTTAAAATGACGGATGCCCAAATCAACGGGGAGTTTGATAAGCTTTCTCCGTTCCGAAAAGAAATCGGAGAGGACGAGATTTTCTGCGATTCCCTCGCCGACTCCTTCATGGACAAAGGGTTTCTTCATACGCTTCGCAGTCGGTCGCCCGAGTTTTTCAAGAAATTAATTTCCGCATTTATCGAGACCTACTCAAGAATAATTCGCGCCTTTCGCGGTA